GACCGTTCCCCACGCTGAACTGGAAGTCGCTCCGCGATGAGTGCGTGGCCTTCGCTGACTCGCTGCGTCGTGGCGAGATGAAGGCGGATGCCTCCACGCTCGCTGACGATCCCTCGGCTGGCTCCAGCAGTGCGCAGGGTGACGATGCCCGCATGTGACGATGATGCGGCCGCATTCGACCTTCCACCGGTGAAGCCGGTGGAAGGCGACGCGACGCTGGATGTGCTTCGTGCGAAGATGCGCGACGCCATCCGCGCCGAAGCGCGCGTGGAGGAACTGGAACTCCAGCTGAAGGCAGCGAAGGGGGAACTGCTCCACCTTCGTCGCATGGTCATCCCGGAACTGATGGTGACCATCGGCTCCGATGACTTCACGCTGGACGGCACCCGGTTCCGCAACCAGCTGATGGTGGAAGGCTCGCTGCCGAAGGAGCCGGTGGCACGCAAGAGCGCCATCGACTGGCTGGTGGCGAACGAAGCGGATGGGATCATCAAGACGGAAATCGTCCTGGAGTTCCCCCGCTCTGAGCACAGCGTTGCGAAGGAGGTCTATGAGAAGCTGCGCGACGATGGACAGTCACCGCTGCTGAGCGAGACGGTCCATGCGCAGACACTCATGGCCTTCGCGCGCGAGCGGCTGAAGAATGGCCAGCCTCTCAGCGACGAAGACCAGCTGCGGCTGGGCCTTCACTTCTTCCAGATCGCCAAGATGGAGAAGGTGAAGGAGAAGTGATCTGCCTGGGCTGCGCCGGGGGAACCTAGCGCAGCCCAACTCCCCGGCGCCGCGTGCGCCTTCGATGAACGATGGAACGAGACATGACGAAGAAGCAGGCGAAGATCGCAGCAGTGGCTGCGTTGCTTCCGCAACCGGACCTCTCTGCTGACCTCCCGGAAGACCTCGTGGCGCTGGAACTCCTGCGCATCGAGACGCTGCTGAAGAGCGGTGAGGTCACACGCTACCATACCTTTGGCGCGCGCATGGCGCAGAGCAACGCTGCCCACTCGTGGGGCGTGGCAGCGATCCTCGCCATTGTGCGGCCTGATGCGTCGGCAGAACTCCTTCGCGCTGCGATCCTCCACGACTGCCAGGAGGTCGCATTTGCTGACATCCCATTCCCTGTGAAGCAGCAATTCCCTGTCCTTCGTGACATCGAAGGCAGGGTGGAGGAAGTGTTCTGGTATGACATGGGCATCACCCCTCCGGTCCTGAACGTCGAAGAGAAGGCGGTGCTCAGTGCTGCTGATCGCCTGGAGAGCATGCTGTTCATGCACCGTGCGAGCGAGCCTGCCATCAGCGACGATGAGCAGGAGGCGATGGACAAAATCATCCTGGACTCAATCCAGAAGAAGATGGAAGGCTTCACCGATGGCTGACGCCTGGAAGATGATCATGGTGGCATGGATCCACAAGCGTGCAGAAGAGGTCGGTCTGCGGACAGCAGTCATCGAACTCCGCACGGCGCTCTTCCAGGCGGAGTGCGACGTGGGCTTTGACAGTGGCGCCAATCGGATGGCGCGCACAGATCGCATAGCGAAGGGACGCGAAGAATGATCACCATTGTTGGCGCAGGGATGGCCGGGCTGCTCGCTGCGAACATGTTCCGGAAGGATGACCGCGTGGCAGTCATTGAGGCAGCGCCATCGCTCCCGAACAACCACAGCGCAGTCCTCCGCTTTCGGTCGATGGTCGTCAGCGATGTGCTGGGCATCGAGTTCAAGAAGGTGAGCGTCATGCGCGCGATCCACCCGTGGAAGAACCCACTGGCAGATGCGCTGGCATACTCCTTCAAGAGCAACGGTGTCGGCTCGCTGCGGAGCATCGCTCATGCGGACGGGAGCATGGTGGATCGCTACATCGCTCCACCAGACCTCATCGCGCGGATGGCTGGCGGCGTGGCCATCGGCTATGACATCCCTCTCACTGCGGAGATGGTGAGGGAGGGAAGGCTGGAAGGCCACCACATCATCAGCACGATCCCGATGCCGGCTGCGATGGACCTGCTGGAGTGGAATGGGTTCCGTCCTGAGTTCCGCTACCAGCACGGGACGAACATTGTGGTCAAGCTGAACGATGTGGAGGCGTGGGGATCGCTCTATGTCCCGGCTCCTTCGTTCCTCGGTGCGCGCCTCTCGCTGATGGGCAACACCATGATCATCGAGTGCCCGACCCTCGACAGCGAGGCGATGCGACTGCGCGACGAAGCTGCCGGCGCTGCGGAGGATGCAGTGGCGGAGGCATGCGCAATGATGGGCATTCCGCCAGGGAAGGTCGCACACTACCACATCCGCGCGCAGCGATATGCGAAGATCATGGAAGTGCCGGATGCGATCCGAAAGACGTTCATCATGTGGGCGAGCGAGGTCCACAACTTCCATTCGCTGGGACGCTTCGCCACATGGCGTCCTGGCCTGCTGCTGGACGATGTTGTCCATGATGTGCGCGTGATCCAGCGTATCATCCGCGCCTCCCCGGCGCCGCGATACGAAGCGAGGAAGACATGAAGGAAAGAGATGTGACCGAAGACCTGATGGACCTCGCGCACGACATTGTGCAGGCGAGGAACGGGTGGCGAGGGTTGACGCTTGTGGAGCGGGAGAGCCTTCCATTCAAGCCCAACTCCGGTGCATTCCACGCGGATGCGAAGCGCGCGGCGTTGACCTCGCGCCGCCTCCGTGAGGGACACTTCGCGGTCTCCTGCCGCGCTGTGGAGTATCTTCTGGATGCAGTCCACAACGAGCGTCTGCGCGAAGCCTTCGTGGTGGCATATGAATACCACCCGAACCAGGACCGCAATGGATACCTCTTCCGCGCTGTCGGCATCATGGAGGCAGCAGCCTTCCGCCGCAAGGCAGGGAAGAACATTGATGGCCCACACGGTCCATACTGGATCGTGAACGACAACATGGCGCCATTCGAGCACCATCGTCCATTCTGAGAAGGAAGACCGAAGTGAACAAGCGAGAGTTTAAGACCTATAGTGACTTCAGCGAGCCTGGCTGGCGCGATGCAGATCAACAGAGATTGATCTATCATCACGGCATCCCAGAAAAGGTAAAGGGAAAGTTGAATGAGACTGAGAAGGTCGCAGTGCTGATTTTCCCGCGTGCGCGTAAAAGGGATTTCTTCATCTCTGTGAATGGAGTGGAACTGCTTCTGCGGCTGGAGAAGGCATACAAGGATGATCCGGAAGGGGAGAAGGCGAAGAAGGCAGGGAAGCCGCCGCCGCTTCCCATTCGCAAGACCTACATCTGCCTGCTTGACGAAGACAAGCAGACGATTGTGCATGTGATGACTGCAGGCGAGGCGAAACGCGCCAGCGGTAGCATCTATGCGGGAATTTACAACCACAAGACTAAGAAGAAGAACAGCGACTGGTTCCTTCTCACGGAAGAAGGACTGGCCACTTCCAATTCGTCTCCCGACCCTGACCGCATCTGAACGAAGGAACAAGCACATGCAAGTCTCTCTCATCGACTACACCGGAATGGGATCGCCCAACCCGGCTCGCCACGCCGCCAATGTCCTGGTCTTCACGAAGAGCACGCGGCTGACGATGTCGCCTGGCCTCTTCGCAGACATCGAAGGATGGGGCGAGGATCGCATTGCTGCGGAACTCCGCTACATGGCCGACACCATCCCTTCCTCCTGGGAGTTCGTCCACTACTCCTTCATCATCACCGGCGTGACGCGCGCATTCACGCACCAGTTCGTGCGGACGCGCACCGCCTCCTTCGCGCAGCAGACGATGCGTGTGCTGGATGTGAGCGAGGGGAAGGGATGGGAATACGGCACTGGGCCGTCCATCCTGGAGGATGACGACACGAAGCGCATCTATGACGATGCCATGAACGGGATCGCCTGGGCCTATCGCTCGCTGCAGGCGAGGGACGCTGCGACGGAGGATGCGCGCGGCATCCTGCCGACCAACATCCTGACCAACATCGCAGTGTCGATGAACCTTCGGACCTTCGTGGAGACGGTGCGGAAGCGCACCAGCCCGCGCGTCCAGGGAGAGTATCGCGATGTGCTGAAGGCCATGCGCGAGGCAGTGCTGGCCGTCCACCCGTGGGCGGAGGTCTTCCTGAACCGTGGACCGGACGAAGCCGCACGCGAACTCTATGCAGCCATCGGCACGCTCCCGAAGGAGCAGGCCATGAAGATGGCCAAGCTGCTCGACAAGGTGTATGCGCCATGAGCGACCTGCCGGCGCCGCGCGATGTGATCGTGGTGGACATGGACGGGACGGTGGCCGACTGTGCACACCGCATCCATCTCGCCCAGGACAAGGACTGGGAAGGCTTCCATGAACTGGCGAAGGAAGACAAGCCGCATGAAGATGTGCTGGCCTTCCTCCGCACGCTCCGTGAACCGGAGGCATTCGCCTTCTTCACCTTCGTCATCTGCACAGGCCGCAACGAAGCCTGGCGCGGTGCGACGCGCGAGTGGCTGATGGCGCATGATGTTCCCTTCGATGTCATCCTGATGCGACCGGATGGCGACTACAGCCGCGACGGGGAACTGAAGGTGCGGCTGCTCACAGAACACTTCGGCTCGCTGGAGCGAGCGAAGGAGCGCGTGCTCATGATCCTGGAGGATCGTGACACTGCCATCGAAGGCCTGCGTGATGCAGGCTTCCCGGTCTGGCAGGTGCGGCCATCTGGATACTGAGCTGCCGCTGAGTGACTACAACATCAACAGAGGAACGATGATGAGCAGTGAGAAGAAAATCCCCGGCGCCGGGGAAGAGCCGATGGTGGCAATTCGCATCGCAGCGAAGCCTGTGCCGGAACGCATCCATGCGCTGGCAGACCTCTTCGCGGATCGCAATGCTTCCTATGGGAACTCCTGGCATGAGATCGGCGCGATCATGCATGCCTTCTTCCCTCGCGGTGTGGCGCTGACCGAGCCGGAAGACTTCGGGCGCTTCATGGTCCTGCAGCAGATCATCGGCAAGGTCCACCGCTACTGCCTGAACTTCTACCGTGGCGGCCACGTGGACAGCCTCGATGATCTCAGCGTCTATTCGCAGATGCTGCAGAACCTCGATGAGACCATCAACCTGAACAAGAAGGAAGACTGATCATGAGCGACTATCGCGAAGCGATCCTGGTGGATGAAGACCTCCGTGCGCGGATGATCGAAGGCGGGCAGACGCTCGTGGACGTTTGCCACGGGCTGTCCGTGGAAGGCGGCTGGTGGAGCGGTCCTGATGCGGACCACCCGCTGATGGTCCCGACCAAGCTGGCACTCATCCACAGCGAGGTCAGCGAGGCGCTGGAAGGCCACCGGAAGAACCTGAAGGACGATCACCTGCCGCACCACTCGATGCTGGCGGTGGAACTCGCTGACGCGGTGATCCGCATCGGTGACCTCGCTGGCCGCCTGCGCATCCCCCTCGGCGCAGTCATCCTGGAGAAGCTGCTCTACAACGCGCAGCGCGCAGACCACAAGAAGGAAGCGCGTGAAGGCGAGCAGGGGAAGAAGTTCTGATGGACCGGCTCAAGATCGAAGAAGAGGCGCTGGCGCGCCTCTCCCTTCGCGTCTATCGCCAGGAGTTGGGCGACAAGGATGCAGACAGCCAGGTCGCCAAGGATGGCGACAATGGAGAGAAGCAGGCGCGCCGCGCGATGGCCTATGGGCCACTGATGCGGTCGATGATCGAAGCGATCCTGCGCGAAGGTGGAACCGTTCCCGGCGCATCGCTGGTGGACCCTCCGAAGCCGCAGGGGAAGAAGGGGAAGAAGAAGTGAGCGGCACCAACTTCAACTCTCCTGTCGCGGCGCCGGGGGAGACGGAAGGGATGAGTGATGACGAGTTCCTTCACTACTGCCTCGCTCATTCCGAAAGCCCGCGCTGCGGCTTCACTCCGGAGCAGGTGATTCGTCTCATGCTGCTTGCTGGGATGAAGGAGAGTGCGAGCATGGTGAGCCGCGATCCTCCGCGCGTGCTGGAGTGCGATCCGAAGACAATCCAGGATATGGTCCTGGATGCCCGACTAAAGGAAGGAAAGAACCCATGAGCCACCCGAACCTCCCGATGCCGCGCTACAAGCATGGCGACATCGTCTGGACCTATCACATCAACTCCACGAAGGCACTCCACGAGTGCCCGGATTGCCTCGGCACGAAGAAGTGGGAAGCGACCTCGCCTGCCGGGGAGAAGCACACCGTCTCCTGCCCACGCTGTGAGTCGATGTCCTACCTGGACCGCTCCATCCCTCCCCTCACCTACACGAAGAGCGTGGTGGAGGTCCGGAGGCTGACTGTCGGCTCCATCCAGGTGGACACGAAGGAGCGCAATGGTGGGCCGCAGATTTCCTACATGGCTCATGAGACCGGCATCGGCTCCGGCAGCATCTGGGCAGAAGATCGCCTGTTTGCTACTGCTGAGGCTGCGGAGGTCGCTGGCCAGGGCGCAGCGATGGATCTTCCAGGATTTCATCGAGACGCTTTCCAATGAGGAAGCGCGGCAGGGCGAAGAACTTGACAGCGTCGATGCAGTCGCAGAAGCTGCAGATGCGGTCCTGGCGCAGGCGAAGCGGATGGTGGTGCGCGAGCCGGGGGAACTGATGGATGAGATGATGGAGGTCATCTCTCTGCTGATGAAGCCGGTGATGCCTCCGGACGATCTGGATGAGGCAGTGATGCTCATTCTCGAAACTGCGAAGACTGCTTCGCTGAAGGCAGCGAAGGTCATGGAACGTCTGCGGCCGCTGATGGAGAAGACGCCATGACCTTCATCTGGAACCTTCTCATCATCGGAGGCTTCGCTGGCGCGATGGTGTCGGTGATGCAGGATCGCACATCGCTTGCGATGCTCTTCTGCACCATCGTCCTCTTCGCTGCGGTGGTGGGGCGACCTCGGTGAGAGACTACTCGATGCTGATGGAGGATGGCTCTTCTGTGAAGGTCTCAGACCTCCCCACGGAGGCGATCCTGGATTGCATCGATGGCGGCATTGAAGTGATGACAGGCGATACGAAGGAGGCTGTCCTGGAACGTCTCCGCCTGGAACTCTTCATCAGAGAGATGGGATTGAAGGAATGACCGAAGAAGATGCCGACCGGCTCCGGAAGCTGCTGGCCATGCTCGCTTCCCCTCATGACGGGGAGGTTCTGGCTGCGGTGTCCCGGCTGAAGGCGACGCTGGAGCGGATGGGCCTCCGCCCGGAAGACCTCGTGCAGCCTCCAGGGATGGGTGCCCGCGCCTCCCCGGCGCCGGGGAGGTCCACTCGCCCATCCCCTCCCCCGGAGGCGCCTAGGCGCCCACCGGAGCCCAGCGAGGATGTAGAGGACCGGCTGGGGGAGGAAGTGCCGGTGGAACCGGCTCATGCCTTCGCAGCAGTCATCCTCTCGTATCGCACTCGGCTGCCACCGGCTGGGGTGCGGTTCCTCAATGACCTCGTGATGAACCGTCAGCGGAAGGTGAGCGTGAAGCAGGAAGCCTTCCTGCGCTCGCTGGCGTCCCAGACGATCCGAGATGTGAAGCGAGCCGGCATGGGCGACGCTCGCGCGCATGCGAACAAGGGGATGTGGTCATGAATGAGCAGCTGGTCCTGCCCTTCGCGGTGGCCGACCTCTTCCGCATCTCGCATCGACCGGGCGATGTCTTCGTGCTGACGCTGCAGGGACAGTTCAGCTGGCGAGAAGTGGAGGCGCTGAAGGCGATGTGGAAGGCTTCGCCACTGAACGATGCGCCGCTCATCATCCTCCAGGAGGGGATGAAACTGGAATCAATTCGGCGGGTGCGCGACGATGACCTGCCTGGAGAGAGTGACTGGACATGAAGCGCACGCTGGTCTTCGACACAGAGACGACATCTCTGCTCCCCATCTCCATCGCCCATGAGGATGCGCACCCTCGCATCATCGAGTTCTATGGCGCCATCGTGGATGAGCGCGGGGCGATCCTCCGTGAGCTGGAGTTCCTGGCGCACCCAGGCGCTCCCATCTCGGATGAGATCAGGAAGATCACCGGCATCAATGATGAGATGGTGGCTGGCCTTCCGCCCTTCGCTGCCCACATCGATGAGGTGGACAGCCTCCTGTGCGCTGCTGACTCGGTCGTGGCGCACAACCTGTCCTATGACTTCTCCGTGCTGAGTGTGGAGTTCGCACGCGAAGGTCGGAAGCCTTCGTGGCCGCTCATCCGCTTCTGCACAGTGGAGCAGACGATCCACCTGAAGGGCTTCCGCCTCTCGCTGGCGAACCTCCATGAATACCTCTTCGGTGAAGCCTTCACCGGAGCGCATCGGGCGAAGCGTGATGTCACGGCGCTCATCCGATGCTTCAACAAGCTGCGTGATGAGGACATGCTATGAGCGATCCTGGTCCAGGCCACAACCTCCCTCCGAACGTCTCGGTGGTCCTGAAGGCGGAGACAGCAGCGGCTCTGCTCGGCCAGACGGATGCGGCGCTCACCATGATGCTCGGCTTCCTGGGAGACGTGCGACTTTCACGGGAGAATGCGGAGCAGCTGGTGGCGCGCATCGAGGTCCAGAAGGAACTCCGTGCGGCGCTCATGGAAGCAGGAGTGAAGAATGAGTCCGATGGACAGTGAGAGCCGCGTGCGCCTGGCAGAGATGATCGCAGGCGCGGCGCCGGGGGATACCATCGTGCTCGTGGTGATGAACGACAAGGAGGCTGCGCAGTGGACATACCTGCCGACCTCCGGAAGGCTTCTCAGCGCGGCCACGAGCCTTCTGGATCAGGCTGCGGACCTCGCTGAGAGCGAGGGGGATGAGGTGCTGGTGGAGAACATCCACGAAGCACTCGACATCCTCCCGGATCGCTTCGATGAGAAGGAGTCATGAGCGGTCAGAGCCGAGACGCAGCAGAGCGATCTGCGCATGTCCCTGGTAAGGATGCGCGCCGGTTCACTCCATGCTGCGTCTGTGGACGCGACGTGAATATCAACAGCCAAGGAAAGGACACCTGCTCTTATGCTGCACGCGTCGGGCCACCGCTCCTTCAGGTGTGCTCCGAAGCCTGCGCCTCCCAGCCTCCATTCTTGCGTCATCATGACGCAAGCAAACAGTGAGAGAAGAACGATGAGCAACGACGAAGACATCATGGGCCAGTATGGCGAGGATCGCATCACGGGCTTCCGTGGGCGCATCACAGGCATTGTGCGCTACATCAGCGGCTGCACCCAGGTGCTGCTGACTCCGAAGGTCGGCACCGATGGGAAGATGCCGGAAGGCCAGTTCATCGACATCCAGCGCATCAAGGTCGATGAGACGGTGGTGCGCATCATGCTCGACAACGCGCCCACGCCCGGCTTCGATCAGCTGCCGAAGGCGCGCTGATGTCTGACCTCCGCACCAAGAAGCCATGGGTGTCGCCTCGGCTGCGCACTGGCTATTCCTTCCGGACGGCAGCGGGGATGCTGCCTGAAATCTTCACGCGCTTGAAGGAGATTGGGGCGGAGGTCGCGCCAATCACAGACACAGCATCGACCTTCGGCTATGCAAAATGGGCGAAGGGAGCGAAGGATGCCGGGCTGCGGCCGATCTTCGGCGTGGAACTCTCCGTCACCCCTGCACCGAATGCGAAGAAGCCGGTGAGCAGCGCATGGACGTTCCTCGCCCACGACAGCATCCAGCCAATCAACAGGCTGGTGAACCTCGCCACATCGCAGTTCCGCTATGAGCCGCTGCTCACCTATGAGCAGGCAATGACAGTGGAGGGAGTGACGAAGATCGCAGGGCACGCCGCGCTGCTCAGCGAGATGTCGCCAGCACCCGACCTCTTCATGGGCCTTTCGCCTTCGTCGCCACGCGGTCAGGTTGTGGCAGCGATGAAGGCAGGCTTCCGTCTCATCGCCATCGGTGACAACCGCTTCCCGGCGCCGGGGGATTTGGCGCTGTATGAACTCGCTGCCGGGCGGAACTCCGGCACGCAGACTTATCCCCAGCACATCCTCAGCGAGGAAGAGTGGCGCGAGGCGATGGCCATGCTGCGGCTCACGGATGATGTGCTGGACGGCGCGCTGGTGGAGGCGAGCATCGCGCTGGAGAGGTCCACTGCGTCTCTCCGGAAGGCGACGATGGTGAAGCCTGCCCGACCGAAGACGTTGCGCGAGATGGCGGAGGATGGAGCGAGGCGCCGGGGGATAGACCTCGCTGACCCGGTCTATGCAGCGCGGCTGGAAAGGGAACTCTCCATCATCGAAGCGAAGCGGCTGGAGGATTACTTTTTCCTGATGGCCGACATCATGCAGTTCAGCCGGGCGCACATGCTGTGTGGACCGGCGCGCGGCTCCGCTGCCGGCTCGCTTCTCTCGTTCCTGCTCGACATCACGACCATCGACCCCATCCCTGGTGGCCTACTGTTCGAGCGTTTCCTGGACGTGACGCGTGGTGGCTGGTTCTTCAAGACGGATTGGCTCAAGAATGTGATGGAGACGGAATCATGAAGGTGAAGGAGTGCCGGACCTGCATCCATCGTCGCGAGGGGATGCTGGCTGTGGACCCATACGAGTGCCGCCGCTATCCTCCAGCAGTTGTCACATGGGATCATACTCGCAACCAGACGGTATGGCCGAAGGTCAAGCCAAACGACTGGTGCGGCGAATGGAAGGAAGACAAGTCATGAGCGAGACAAAGGCCCATCTACAGAATGTGATGAAGGCACTGGAAGACATCATCCCAGGCTGCGCCATCGTCCTGCTGGTTGCACCCTTCAATGCGCCGGAAGGAGCGAGGGTGAACTACATCTCCAACGGGAAGCGCGAGACGATGCTGGTGCTGCTGAAGGAGTTTGTCGCACGCGCCGAAGGTCGCGCCCACGACGCTCCGGAGAGGAAGCAATGAGCGAGACGAAGAAAAGGCGACAGGTCTTCTGCCGCGTCAAGCACACGAAGGCAGGGACGGACATTGCCCCATGCGATGCACTCTCATCAGTCCTGATTTATTCGTATGGCGGCGCAGGCGCTAGGCTCGCCACAATGTTCCCATTCACAGATGGCATCCCGCAAGAGGGAAGGAACAAGCGCCTTGTAATTGCGCCGACGAAGAAGCAAGGCAAAGGAGTGGTGGCGAACTTCTGCCCGTATTGTGGCGAGCCTCTGACGGAGGGTGGTCGCGGTTTCGTTGCAGAGCAGGCGAAGCGAAGGTGCAAGGCATGAACCCCATCGACGCGATCCGCGCCGCACTGATCCCCTCGCGCGTTCAGCAGGTGGGCCAGCAGGCGATTGACGATGAGATACACGCGCTCATCGCTGCCTTCGACTTCACGAAGTGGATGGTGGGGAGGCTCGATGCCGGAGCGCGCCTGTCCTCCGCTCATGGCTCTTCGCTGCTCTACTGCGTGGGCCTGGCCGACAATCCCCCGGCGCCGGGGGAGAAGAAGCATATGTGGTTTGACACGACGCTGCCGGACATCGACGTGGACCTGCAGGACGATCTTCGCCACCTGACCTTCGCCCACATCGAAGCGACCTATGGGAAGGAGCGGGTGGCGCGCCTCGGAACGGTCGGCACCTTCAAGGCGCGCAGCGCGCTCCAGGAGGTCGGCATGGCACTCAAAATTCCGAAGTGGGAAACAGATGCTGTGGCTGACCAGATGATCAAGCGATCCTCCGGTGACGCTCGCGCGCAGCTGACGATCATCGACACGCTGGAGAATATGCCAGCTGGGAAGGACATGCTGAGGGACCATCCCGAAGCGATCATCGTGACGCGCATCGAAGGCCACCCGAAGAACGCAGGCCAACACGCGGCAGGCGTCGTCATCTCCAATGATGCCATTGATGAGATTGTCGCGGTGGATGCTCGCACAGGTGCTGCTATGTGCGACAAGGATGATGCGGAGGGAGCGTATGGCCTCCTGAAGGCGGACATCCTCGGCCTCACGCAGCTGAGTGTCTTCGCGGAGACGCTGGAGCGTGCCGGCCTCCCGCGCGACTATCTGGACCACGTGCCGTATGACGACAAACTCGCCTTCGTTGTCATCAATGAGCGACGCTACAGCGGTGTGTTCCAGTTTGAGGGAGGCGCGCTGCAGAGCGTCGCACGCGCTGTGCACATCGACTCATTCAATGACTTCGTCGCGATGACGGCGCTGGCGCGTCCAGGGCCGCTCGCCAGTGGCTCCACCAACGAGTGGATCAACCGGCGCACAGGGAAGGATCGCGTCACCTATCCGCACGAGATGCTGCAGCCCTACATGGAAGAGACGCTGGGCGTCATCATCTACCAGGAGCAAATCCTCACCATCGGTCGCGCCGTTGGCGACCTCGACTGGCCTGAGTTGACTGCTCTTCGCAAGGCGATGAGCAAGAGCCTCGGCAAGGAATACTTCGACAGGTTCGGCAATCCATGGAAGAGCGCCGCGATACGGAAGGGGATGCCGACGCAGGTGGCGGAAGACGTGTGGACTGCGATGTGCGCATATGGATCGTATGGCTTCAACAAGTCGCATGCCTACTCGTATGGACTCATCAGCTACTGGTGCGCTCACCTGAAGGCGCGCTATCCGCTGGAGTTCCTGGCGTCCACTCTCTCGCACACGAGCGACCCAGCGCAGCAGGTGGAACTCCTGCGCGACCTCCTGGCCGAAGGTTATGACTACATCCCCATTGATCCGTCTGTCTCCACCCACCGCTGGGAGGTTGCGGAGAGGGAGGGGAAGAAGGTGGTGGTTGGACCTTTGACGGGTGTGCGTGGTATCGGCAGTGTGGCCGTCCAGAAAATCCTGAGCGCACGCGGCGCCGGGGAGCCGATGCCTGCGCGCTATGCGAAGCTGCTGGAGGCTCCGAAGACTGACATTGACTCGCTGTTCCCGATACGGGATGCGATCCGGCGCTGCACTCCGGACCTCCGTGAGAAGAACATCCACACGCCTCCCACGATGATCAGCGTGCTGGAGCACATGCCCGACAACAGCGAGGTTCTCATCATTGGCGTCCTGCTGAAGATCAACCAGCGTGACGAGAATGAGGAAATCAAGATCGCACGGCGCGGTGGGAAGCGCGTGACGGATGGCTTCCTGCTCTCGCTGAATTTGAACATCAAGGATGACACCGGCCAGTTCTTCGCGAAGGTTGGCCGCTTCGATTTCGATGTGCTGGGGAAGCGCATCCTGGACCATGGCCGCGCAGGGAAGGCCATCTGGGCATTGAAGGGAAGGCTCTTCAAGCGCGGCTCCTTCTCAATGCTGACAGTGCGCAACGCGCGCCTCATCGGTGACCTCGATGAGTAGCCTTCCCTTCGCGTCTGAGGAAGCGGAGGATAGGAGGCTGTGGGCGGGCAATCCTGCCAAGATGGCCGCTCATCACCATATCCCCTGCGACCAAACGCCCACAGCACCTGGAACGAGAGAATGACCGAACATCGATGTGCCGGAAGAGTTTTCACGCCCGGCTCCTTCCGTGACTCCGCCTGCTCCCGGAAGGGGAAGCACTTCCAGAAGGAACGCTGGTGGTGCGGCACTCACCTCCCATCGAAGGAGGAAGAGCGAAGGGCAGAGCGGAACCGAATTGGCGATCTGAAGAGCGCCGTGATGCGCGCAGGCTGGGACCGGGAGAAGATCGCAGGCGACCTCATCAAGGCCGCAATCGCCGCAACGAAGCAGCGTGGCTCGTGGACGCGCGTGGAAGAACTCTCGGCGGAACTCGTGGCAGCAGAAGAGAAGATTGCCGCAGCGCAACGCAAGCTGGAGGAAGAACGGTGATCAGTATCAATGGCATTTCCGCTACGAAAATATACACTGACGACAATCTAATGGAGATGGAGCCTTATCCCCGCTCTCCGTCGCGAGCGAGGCGTCGCACTGCTTTGGGATACAAGCAGCACATGCGCGAGGTTCCGATGAAGAAGGCATTCCGGGTCGGGGAGGCACTGTGGATGCATCCGGCGCTCTTCGCAGAGTTGAAGGAGAAGATGAAATGAGCATCATCGAAGCCAAGCAGATCGCAGACGTTGACGACATCAACAAGGATGATGTTCCAGAAATCGCAGACATCGAGATGCTGCGCGAGATGGTCTATGCGGCGCAGGCTCACGAGCGTGAAGGGACATTCGTCGCCATCACTGTCGATGCGCTGCGTGACCTTCTCTCCCGTCAGCTGTCGTCGCCCACTGCTGCGAAGAACTTCGTGCGCGTCCAGAGGTCGCAATGATCAGCAACGAAGAGTTCCTGCAAACCGTATTCGGTGACGGGTGGCTCGCTGCACATCTCGCGTCCTTCGTGGATGATCCCACGAGCGAGACGATGGACAGGAAGAAGTGGGGTGGCGGCGCCGCGAAGGAGAAGCTGCTGTGGGCCATCCCGACACGCAACAACTACTTCACAGTGTCCCTCTTCGCGAGGGACGATGAAGGGATCGCACGGCGCCGCAAGGCGCTGTTCCTGTCTATGCATCTCGTGGTGGTGGATGACGTGGACGAAGGGAAGGTGAAGAGCGAGACAGCGCGCCGTCTCCTGGGGGAGCCTTCCTATCGTCTCGAAACCTCCCCCGGCAACGAGCAGTGGGGATACCTCTTCGATGAGCCGCTGCGCGACCGCTTCGCGGGTGAACTGCTCGTGGAAGCGATGGTGGCCCAGGGACTGACGACCACCGGCACCGATCCCGGCATGAAGGGTGTCACGCGATACGTGCGCCTCCCGGTTGGCACGAACATGAAGGCCAAGTATGGCGCCACCGGCTTCCGGACAGTGCTCCACGAATGGGCTCCGGAGCGCCGCTACAGCCCTGCGATCCTCGCCCAGGCCTTCGGCCTGCCCGACCTCGCGGAAGCCGCCCGCGTGGCCTGCAGGCGCGCGGAGATGGAACGGGAGGGGCTGGAGGGGAAGGGAGAGGATGCGCTGCTGGCCGCACTCACCTTCCTCGGAAAGGTGAAGGACACCCGGCGCCGGGGAGATGCGGTGGACATCACCTGCCCGTTCATCGACACGCACACGGGACGGGTGGACACAGGGACTGCCTACATGATCGGTGGCGGCGGCATCTCCTGCCATCATGGCCACTGCGTCGGGAGGTCGCGTGGAGAGTATGTTCAGAAGATCAAAGATGAACTCAGCGGGATTGTCGATGAGCGAGCAGCGGAGGCAGCTGCTGTAATTTACAGCATCAGCGCGCTGGCAGACCTCCGCCGCTCCCTTCGGCTCACTGCCTTCGGCCTGATGCGGCGCGGGTTGAAGGCGGAGGATCGCATCCGCGATATGGCCAACGAAGAGATTGATGATGCGAGTGTGGCAGAGGAAGAGATGTGGGCAGCCATCGCATGGGCGCGGGAGAAGGTGCAGGAGATTGAGACGAAGGAGAAGGTGGTGGAGGCTCCGATAAAGACAGTTAAATTCGATGTGCCGGAGGAATGGCTGTGAGTATCGTTCATTGGTTGGCGAGCCGGGACGGGAGCGAAAGCCGCCCCACATCGCTGCTGAGCGGGATGGGCATTCGCGTCTCCCCGCTGTATGAGAGCGAGTATCACCGCAACTGGCTGAAGGGCCAAGGCGCAGAGGCGCGTGGCATCCTGACGGCCATCGTGCGGGAGGAAGCGAAGAATGGCACGTGGAAGGACACGAAGGCGATCCACTTCAATGTGGACGGGACGCCCAGCCACATCGTCTCCGCCAGCGGCGCGGTGGCCAACATCGAAGTGCTGCCGACTGAACGCAATGCCTTCCTCGCTGCCTTCGCTGCGCATCCCTTCGGGGAGAAGGTCGGTGCGGAGGTTCCGGACAGGCTGAGCAATAAGCAGATTGCCCAGCTGATGGACCTTCCGCCCTTTGCACGGGAGCATGGCGAACTCTTCTTCTTCCGCAATGAGAATGGAGCAGTCACCTTCGTTCACCAGCGGATCGAAGTGAACAGTGCGAAGGTCTATGTGGCCTGGCACCTTCGGGAGGTCAGCGGCTCCCTCACGTGGTTCGCCAGTGAACCGGAAGGTGCGCTGCCAATCTACGGTGCCCACCTGCTCCCCGGCGCCGCAGGGAAGGTGATCTACATCCATGAGAGCGCGCGTGCGGCGGAGGGAGCCGCTAGGATCGCGCGGGAGGCTGTTCTAGCGGCGGAGGCTCCGGAGGGACCGGAAGAGAAGCGGAGCCGCCTAGGCGCCCATCCCTGGGGCGAGGAACTAGCGGGCGCAGTCCATGTCGGGTGGCTCAGCGGCGGGATGAACGTGGAGCGGACCTCCTGGGCCGGCATCAACTCAGCCGCGCCATCGGATGTCGTCATCGTCGCGGACAATGATGAGTCTGGCCTCGCAAGCATCCCCAAGATCGCGAAGAGCCTGTTCATGACGACCAGTGCGGTGAAGTTCAACTCTTCCTTCCCGGTTGGCTTCGACATGGGTGACCCATATCCCGACAGCGCGCGACGGTGGAAGAACGGGAAGCTGAAGCCGCTCCACCTTCAGCGACTGGAACTCATGAAGGTCTTCGCGACATGGGCGACGGAAGCCTACACGGTGCCGACCGCGAACGGCACAAAGGTGAAGTATCGCGTGCGACGCTCCTTCGCTCGCGCGGTGGGCTATGTGAAGAACATCGACCGCTTCGTGGTGCGGTCTGCGCCGACACCTGCTCTTGGCTCTTTGACCTTTGACAAAGCGTTCCGCTCCTTCTCCGATGTCGCACAGCTGAGCAATGTCGTTGTGGAGGATGCTGAGACGATCTTCGACAGCCTGGCATACGTGCCCGGCTCACCGACCGGCGCGATGATGCGTGACTCCATGATGCTCCTGAACACGTATCGGCCACCGCTGATCCCCCGGCGCCGGGGAGATGTGAGGCTGTTCGATGAGTTCATGCGCTACCTCGTGCCAGGCGAGGAAGACCGCCTCAACCTCCTGCGGATCATCGCGACGATTGTGGCGCATCCGGAGCGCCGCATTCGCTACTCTGTGCTGCTCATCTCCACGCAGGAAGGTGTGGGGAAGAACACGCTCACGGATGCGATCCTCCAGCCGCTCGTGGGCCCGCACAACGTCTCGGTCGTGGGCGAGAGCGGCATCACCGGCTCATTCAACGGGTGGGCAGCCAATCGTCGCGTCATCATCGTCCCGGAAATCTATGAGGGTCACTCGTTTACCACAGCCAACAAGCTGAAGTCAATGGTGACGGATGACCGGATCATGGTGAATGAGAAGAACCAGCCCGCATATGAGGTGGACAACAACATCACCTTCTTCGCCTGCTCCAACTCGCTGCAGGCTCTGAAGATTGCAGAGGCTGACCGCCGCTGGTTCCTTCCGCAGCTGTCGGAGGTCGCGTGGCCGCGCGAGCGGTTCGCTGAACTCCACGATGCTCTCTCGCATGGCGACCTTCTGCCAGCGATCATGGACTGGGCACACGAGTATGGTGACTATGTCCAGGATGGAGCCACGGCGCCGCGAAGCACCTTCAAGGATGAGTTCATTGAAGGCTCGATCAGCGGCGTGCGCAACGAAACGGATGCGCTCACCGCGCTCATGAAGAGCCTGCGTGCGCCTCCGGACGGATACAAGAAGCGGCTGCTCACCATGATCAGCAAGCTGCCGTCTGACGGGAAGATGAGTGTGGAAGGGAGGATGGCCAACAATGAGGCCAAGATGTTCCTCCGTGACGTCATCGATGGGCCGCGTGCGGCGTCGCTCGCGATCCCTGTCCCGCTCGCAGTGACGAGTAAGGAGGCGCTGGCTCATGCGACGAAGGCAGTGACCAATCGTGAGCGCATCTTCGACCGTGAGCTGGATGTGCGGAAGAGGATGCTGAAGGAGGGGCTGGTGGACGGTGGCCGGGTGATGATCGGCAACCGCATGGGGAGGATCGTCTGCAACCGCGCGTGCGAAGACCTCGTGCGGCAGTTCGTGCGCTGGTATGAAGAGAAGATGGACGGTGGTGGGCAGGTTCTTCAGGACCATATCCTGGCCAATGCGCTCTATCGCGCGGCGCTGGTTTTCCCCTCTGAACTTCTTCCAGAAGAGATGGGCGCGGATGGTGGCGGCATTGTTCGCGAGACGATGCACGACGACTGGGAGAGGGATGAATGAGCGGAGGAACGGAAGTGGGCAGGAGGCTTGAAAATCGTTTCGGATTGACGACGGATGGCCAACTGTGTCCCGCTCGCTTCCGTTCCATCTTTTTCTTTTGAAGACTTGCTTCCTGGGGAGGTCGCGCGGCGCCGCGAAGAATGGATTGTGAGGATTGTGAAGAGGCTGCGGAAAACCGCGAAAAAGCCTTTTCCTACTACACAATCCATTCTCTCTAAATTGCTAGGATAAAAAGAGGATAGGACTGAATAATATGTTGAGTAATAAAAAGCCGTTCGTTTCGTATATCATTATTACATACTATCTTTTATAGCCTATCAAATTTTTCCGAATGGATTGTGGAGAACGGACTGTGCAACCTCCCGACCTCCCGGCGCCGCGTGTCCTACCGTTCCCGAAACTGTTGTTCAACGGAGAGTGAGATGAGTGGAAAGTTGAAGCCCTTCATGAACGAAGGCGACGTGCGAAAGACGCTGATGAATGACAGTTGGAAAGGCTTCCGGATCGAAGCCGCTCATGGCGGAACTCTCGGCCTGCCGGACTGCTTCTGGCCGCACAACGGCATGACGATCTTCGCTGAGGTGAAGTGCGCGGTGCTGAGCGCGAGGAATGTGCTCACCTACTCGGTGCGCCCTGACCAGTGCCGCACTCTTGGGCCGATGAAGGAGCGTGGCATGCCTGTCATGTTCTATGTCGGAGAGAAGGGCACACGCCGCGTCTTCCTACTCGACATCAACGACACGACGCTCACTGGTCGCGTGTCGCTCAAATTCCCGGCACCGTGGTGGCGCATGGTGGAGGAAGAGGATGTGCGCAGCGAGTGGTGGCTGGATGACGTGGCTGAGTTCGCACTCAGTAAGCGACAGCGGTGAATGCTTCCCTTCTGTGCGACAAAGAGCGAAGGTCAGGGCGCGATGAGCCGAGACAAGAAGCCCAGTGACGCATACCGCAAGGTTGATCCATTCTACCTCACAGCAGAGTGGAGGAAGGTCCGTGCGCGCGTTCTGAAGCGCGATGGGATATGCGTGGAGTGCCACGTGGTTCCTTCCTCCCACTGCGACCATATCAAGCCGCGCCGTCTCTTCCCTGAACTGGAACTGGATGAGACCAACCTGAGAGGTCTGTGCGTCTCGTGCCACAACACGCGGTCTGCTCAGCAATACTCGCCCAACGCGATGGGCTGGGATGAGAACGGCGAGCCGCTGGACCCGACCCACCCATGGCACGCAGGCGAGAGTGCACGTGTGGTCATGCGCGGAAGGGATCGCGCCCCAGCAGGATGGCAGCAGCCTGCCCTGCGCGAGGCGATGGGCCGCGCTCCATCGGAGGAACCAGCCGAGACTGACGCGCCGTTCTTCTTCGTGCCGAAGGAGCCGTGATGGGACCGAACCAGCCTAGGATCGCTTGCCGTGGGCGAGGAAGCCTGCCTGTGGCTCCGGATGGGCGACGGGAAGCCGGAAGCCTCCGCAGCCTTCTACGCCCACCCCTGGCCATCCCTGCGGCGCTCCCCTCGCGAGCCGGCAGGCCTGGGCCGGCACCCCACCCTGCCTGCCGCCACGTAACCCAGGAAAGAGCTGGGCTTCCCAGCGTTGGCGCTCGCAAACCCAGGCAGGGCCTGGGGTTCAGATCGTTCCGGGGGGGGTATGATCGAATGTTGTGCCCCACAGCCCAAACCGGCGGGGGGACACGATCCTTCACCATTCATGGTCCCGGAACCACCCTCTGTAAAAACACTCTCCTGATGGAATGTGAGAACTGATCATGGACGGACGCCATTCCGAATTGACGTCATTTCACCAGTCGCTTTCGCTGGAACCGACACGGCCACTGTCGGCGCGCGAGCAATTCCACTGGGACCGCATCATCAACTCCTTTCCAGCAGCATCATTCTGCGACGCTGACATGATCCTTCTCACATCGCTGGTGAAGGCCATCGTGCGGCTGGAGGAAGCGGAGGAAGCGGACCCGCCTCTGACAAGCGCCGTCATCCACCGATACTTCAACACCGTCAACCACATGATGCGCGCGCTTCGCCTCCACCGCAACGAGCGGAACACAAAGCCCAACGGAACATCGGGTGACGGCGCCGATCCCAACACTGCGATCCACGATGTGGCGCAGATGAAGACGATTTCCTACAAAAGCCCATGGGCGCAGGACAATTGACGATGAGTGCCACAGCGAAGAAGCCGCGCGGCGCCGCGAAGCCCATGGAACTCGCTGCGCCATCATATGGCCAGTGGGAACCTCCGCCCGGCCAGACGCTCTATGATGCGATGATTCAGTTCATGGAGTCGCTGCGCATCCCGGAAGGCCCACTGCTCGGCCAGCCGTGGCAGCTGCTTCCATACCAGCGCAAGGCGATCCGCGCGCTGTGCGATCCGAATGTGCGACGAATCATCATCTCCATCCCACGGAAGAGCGGCAAGACAGCCTTCGCTGCAGCACTTCTGCTGGCGACAATCTGCGGTCCTCTCTCCCGCATCAACTCGCAGGTGTATTCTGCAGCGCGCTCCCGCGACCAGGCATCGCTCGTGTTCAGCCTCGCAGTGAAAATCCGGAACATCACTGCGTGGATGACGCGTGAGGTGAAGGTCTTCCCCTCGCGCAAGGCTCTCACCGGCCTCCGCTACAATGTGGAGTATCGCGCACTGGCAGCTGATGCGCAGCGCGCACACGGTCTGTCTCCTGTTCTCGCAATCCACGATGAACTCGGACAGGTCAGTGGGCCAAGCGATGATCTGTATGATGCCATCGAGACAGCATTTGGCGCGCAGGCTTCGCCAAAGTCTATCATCATCAGCACACAGGCCGCAGAAGACCGCGACTTGCTCAGCACTCTCATTGATGATGCCATCGCAGCAGGCGATCCTCGCACTGTGGTGATCCTCTATGCGGCAGACCGCAACGATGATCCATACAGCGAAGCCACATGGAAGAAATGCCATCCCGCATATGGCCTCTTCCGAAACCCAGAAGAGTTTCGTGAAGCAGCAGACCGCGCATCGCGGATGCCGTCAGCAGAGGTCGCCTTCCGCCGCTACTACCTCAACCAGCGCGTCACAGGCGACACTGGACTGGTGACGCCCACGATCTGGCGTGCCAACAATGGCGCTCCTGATGCTTCGCTCTTCATGGATGGTCGGAAGGTCTATGGCGGCCTGGACCTCTCCAGCAGCCAAGACCTCACCGCACTCGCGCTGGTGACGGAAGATGATGATGGCAACACGCACGCTCTCATTCGCGCGTGGACGCCTGGCAACAGCCTGATAGAACGTGCGAAGCGCGACCGCGCCCCATACATCAGCTGGCGTGATCATGGCTTCCTCACCGTCACTCCCGGCGCCGTGGTGTCATATGATCACGTCGCACACGACATCATGTCGATCACTGATGGCATGAACCTCATCGCCATCGCATATGACCGCTGGCGCATCAAGGATTTTCTGAACAGCATGGAGAAGCAGGGCATTGAACTCCCGCTCACACCATGCGGCCAAGGCTATCGCGACATGAGCCCACGCGTGGACGCGACTTTGGAGACGCTGCTCAACGAAAAGTTGCGACACGGAGGCAATCCAGTCTTGACTTTCGCTATGTCCTCCGCGACGCTCGCGCGCGATCCTGCCGGCAACCGCAAGCTGGACAAAGGTCGCGACAACGGTCGCATTGATCCGGCGCAGGCACTGGTCATGGCGATTGGCGAGATGAAGGTGAACAACAGCGAAGGTGACGGCGCAGCGCCGATCTTCGTGATGTAGGTCAGGAGACGATGCGCGATGCCGATGCCCGGAGCAAGTGATCCATCCAAGATGGGCTTCGTGCGCGCCACGCAGTCCAAGAGTGATCCGTGGACGTTCATCGCGTCCACCGAGACAGTGGACCGCTACGGTGACGTCATCCTCGCCAGCGGCTGGGACCTCCGCTGGTTCAAGAAGAACCCCATTGCCCTTTGGGCACACAATCACTCGCAGCCCATCGGCACGTGGGAAGATGTCCGCGTGGAGGAAGGCTCGCTGGTGGCGCGCCTGGAGATGGTGAAGGCTGGCGTGTCCTCCATCGCAGATATGGTGCGAGCCTTCGTTGAGCAGCGCGTCCTGCGCGCCGTCTCCGTGGGCTTCATCCCCAAGGCTGCGGAGCCGCGCCTGGACGCGAAGGGCAACCCGACTGGTGGCTATACGTTCACCAAATCGGAGTTGCTGGAAATTTCTGTCGTCTCCGTCCCTGCCAATCAGGAAGCATTGGCAGTCGGCAAGTCGGCAGGGATCGCTGAGAACGAAATCCACCATCTGCTCTCCAAGGTCGATGAGCCCTGGCGGAACTCGAACACCAGCATCATCCGACCGAAGAACTTCAACCCCACCATCAAGGGAACACCGAAGATGCCGACCCTCGCGGAACGGATCGCCCAGCGCGAAGCCGAAGTGGTCACGCTGCGTGACCAGGTGACGGAACTCTCCGCTGCTGATGCCGATGAGTCCAACGAGACCAGCGCGGCCGCGCTGACCGAAGCGACCCGCAAGCTGGACGAAGCCACCGCCTCGCTGGAGCGGCTGAAGTCGGCGCAGGCGACGCTCGCGCGTTCCGCCGCTCCCGCGCAGCCGGTGGCCGGCGTCACCGCTTCCGGCGCCGCGACCGTCCCTGCGCAGCCGAAGGCGAAGGGCAAGCCGGGCGAGGCGCTGTTCAAGGCAGGCTTCGCGACCTTCCGCGCCATCGTGGAGCGCCGCAGCGTCGATGACGTGATCAAGGGCATGTATGGCGATGCGCCGGATGTCGCGATCATGGCCAATGCGAAGGCGGCCACCGCTGCCGCGCGCACGGATGCGCCGGGCTGGGCGCAGGAACTCGTGCAGGATCAGGTGGTGGGCTTCGCCACGCTGCTCGTGCCGATGTCCATCTGGGCCGCGTTCCCCGGCCTGTCGCTGACCTTCGGTGGCGAAGGCAAGATCATCCTGCCGGGTCGCGACTACACGAAGAACGTGAGCGGCGGCTTCGTGGGCGAAGGCGGCGCCATCCCGGTGAAGGCGGGTGCGACCCGCTCCGTCACCCTGACGCCCGACAAGGTGGCCGTGATCATCGCGCTGACTCGCGAACTCGCGCGCCGCTCCAGCCCGGCTGCGCTGCCGCTCTTCCAGCAGATGGTGCTGGAGGATACGTCCATGATGCTGGACACGCTGTTCCTCGACAACAGCGCGGCAGTGCCGAATGTCCGGCCTGCCGGCCTGCAGACGCTCGCCACCGGCATCAACACGCGCGCCTCCAGCGGCGCCACGCTGCAGAACATCATCGCGGACATGAAGGCGATGGTCGCGCAGATGGGCACCAACCGCATGGGCCGCACGCCCGTGTGGGTGATGTCGGAAGCGAACCGGCTGGCGCTGGCGATGCTGACCAACGACCTCGGCCAGTTCATGTTCAAGGATGAAATCGGCCAGGGCCGCATGTTCGGCTATCCCATCCTGTCCTCGCTGAACGTGCCGGCTGGCGTCGTGTTCCTCATCGACGCCAATGAGATCGCGAAGGCGGCGGAAGGTGCGCCGGCATTCGATGTCTCGGAGCAGGCGACGATCCACATGGACAGCGCGCCGAATGCCGAACTCGGCGGCGTCACCACCGGCCTCGTGTCGCTGTGGCAGACCGACCAGATGGGCCTGCGGATGATCTGGGACCTCACCTGGGGTGCGCGCCAGACCGGCGCTGTGCAGACGCTCACCGGCGTGGCCTGGTGATCAATCGGCTCCCGGCAGACCTCTGCCGGGAGCCACCCGCCTCCAGAACCTCGCGAGGATTGTGCCATGACCGTCGCTCCCTTCCTTCCCCGCCACGGTGTGGCATACATCCCCCGCCCGCATCTCGGCATTGTCGCGACCGCTGCCGGCGCAGGCGCAGTCGATGTGAAGGTGGAGAACATCACTGCTGGTCTTTCGGACAGCACTGTGACCCTTCGCGTCTTCGACCCGGATGGCGTTCTGGTGCATGATGTGAACACCGTCGCAGCCATCGCATCGACGGAAGTGGAGTTCAGCGGAATCACCATCGCGAAGGCAGGGCCGCACCGCGTGGAGGCGCTGACCAGCCTCGGCCAGATCGGCCGCATGCTGGTGGACAGCGCGGCTCCCGCTGCGGTGACATTCGTCAGCATCAGCCCGACCACGGTGGACGCAGGCGTCCACCAGTTTGTCATCACGGGCACCAACATCACTCCGGACTACCTCGTGTGGCCGACGATGGTGCCAGGCCCGACCGATGCTGTCTATACGCCAACCAGCATCACCTTCACCCTGGACTACACCGGTCAGGCAGGGCAGAATGATTCCATCAACATGCGGAAGGATAGCGCAAATGTGCATCTCTTCCAGATGCCTGTGACTGCTGCTGCGCTGAAGGCGCCTTCCGGCACCGACACGACCGCAGGCGCAGGCGGCACCGACACGACCGCAGGTGCGGCTCCCGCTCCCCCTCCAGCGGCTGCTCCCCTCTCCGCCCGCACCACCCGCAAGGTCGCTCCGAAGTGAAGGGCAGGCGGAGGTTCCTGGACCCTGCCGAGCAGGAAGCCCAGGAAATCTTCGCCAAGGCGAAGGCGGAGCGCGAGGCGCGCGCCGCACGTCTGGCAAAGATGCGTGACCAGCATTCGGGTGCAGATCGCGCAGAAGAGCGCGGCACCTATCTGGACAGGGAGATGAGGAATGTCCGCCGCCCGTGACGGTCTTCGCGGCGCCGCGTCGCGGGCTGTGTCTGCTCTTCGTCGCTCGCTCCTGAATGGCATCGGTCGCCTGCCGCAGTCCTTCCCTGTCAACTGGTGGCAGCTGGGGATGGATGCCAACATTGGCGGCGGGTCGCCTGCGATGGAGGCGTGCGTCAGCGCCATCTCGCAGACACTCGCCTCGCTCCCCATCGAGCACTGGCAGAAGGATGCGGATGGCGGCCAGACGCTGCTGACGAATAGCGTCGCAGCGCGCGTGCTCCGCCGCCCGAACAACTACCAGACGCGCGCAGACTTCTTCCTGAACCTCTCCCGCAATGAACTGCTGGAGGGGAATGGCTATGCCGTCGCGCTGGACAATGGCGACTTCCAGATTGAAAGCCTCCACATCGCTTCGTCGCCCACGACGATGCCGATGGTGGCGCCTGATGGAACGGTCTTCTACAACGTCGCACTGTCTGACATTGGCGCCGGCATCTTCAAGCAGCCGACGATCATGGTGCCGCAGGAGCGCATGCTGCACATTCGGATGCAGACGCCACGGCACCCGCTGATCGGTGAGTCGCCAATCGTCGCAGCCGCACTCGCTGTCTCTTCTGGCGAGGCGATCCAGGCCCACCTGGCAGCGTTCTTCAAGAACATGTCCCGTCCATCCGGCTATCTGAAGGTGCCCGGCACCATCAGGGCGGAGGTCGGTGAGAAGCTGCGCGAGGAATGGCAGAAAGCATTCAGCGCTGGCGGCGCCGGGCGGGTGGCTGTCCTCCAGCAGGGGCTGGAGTGGACCTCGCTCACGATGAACGCAGTGGACGCTGCACTCATCGACAGCTACAAGATGACGGTGTCCGATATTGCGCGCGTCTATCGCGTGCCGCTCGCCATCATCGGAGAGAGTGGCGGCACAACCTATGCGAACACCGAGACGCTGATCAACCACTGGCTGGCCACCGGCCTGTCATATGTGGTGGAGCACATCGAACTCGCGCTGGATCGTCTCTTCAATCTGCCGCCTGACCAGTTCATCTCCTTCGATCTGGATGCGCTGCTGCGCTCCGATTTCGCAGCGCGTGTCGATGCTCTGACGAAGGGCATCAGCGGAGGTCTGTTCAGCCCCAACGAAGCGCGTGGCCGGGAAGGCCTGCGGCGTGCGACGGCAGGCGATGAGCCGCGCCTCCAGGCGCAGGTTGTGCCGCTGTCCTTCGCGACGATGACCAACAAGCCTGCGGCGCCATCGATGCCTTCGGCTCCTGCTGCAGGGAAGGAAATCGAAGAGCATCTGACGCGCGCTCTGGACACTGCGCTGAACGAGTTTGGCGAAGCACTCACCCTGGCGACGGAAGAACTGCGCACGGAGGCGAAAGCCTTCATGACGAAGGATGAGGGTGCGCTGCTGGAGGCGCGTCTCGCAGCCGCCACTGCGGAGCGCGCGACCTCCGCCATGACCGCCATCAACGAGATGATGGCGCGCTTCATCGATGGCGCCATGCGCACCCCTCCACAAGGGGAGCGCGGCCTGCCGGGTGAGCGCGGTGAGAAGGGCGATCCAGGGGAGCGCGGGGAGCGTGGTGACCTTGGGGAGCGCGGGGAGAAGGGGGAGGCTGGCGAGCGAGGGGCTGACGGCGCGCCAGGGATGGCCGGGGAGCCTGGTCCGAAGGGCGAGCCGGGGGAGAGGGGCGCGCCGGGGGAGAAGGGTGCGGACGGGCTTCCCGGCCCAGCCGGGGAGAAGGGTGAGCGCGGGGAGCGCGGGGAGCCGGGTGAGCGCGGCCTGGACGGCGCGCCAGGGATGGCCGGGGAGCCTGGTCTGAAGGGCGAGACAGGGGAGAGGGGCGCACCGGGTGCAGACGGGCTTCCTGGCCCAGCCGGGGAGCGCGGGGAGAAGGGTGAGCGCGGGGAGCCGGGTGAGCGCGGGGAGCGCGGCGCTGATGGCTCCTTCGCGAGCGTCAGCACCTGGAAGCCGGATCATGTCTGGCGCGGTGCTGGTCACCTCGTGATCCATGAGTCGAGCACCTGGACTGCTGTGGCTGATCCCGAAGGCGCGGCGCCGGGGAGTGATGACCGCTGGCGCTGCGTCGCTGCCGGCATCTCTTCCATCCAGGCAGAGCAGGATGCGGACGATCCACGCATCATCACGCTGGGCTTCCGTCTCGGCGCGACCGAAGTGCATGAGATGCGCTTCGCAATCCCTGCGCTGGTGTTCCGTGGGCTCTTCGATCAGTCGAAGAGTTACAGCATTGGCGATGTCGTGACCTTCAACGGGAGCAGCTGGGCTGCGCTGCGCGAGGTCGCAGGCGACATGCCGGGGAACTCCGATGCGTGGGCCCTGTCTGCCAAGCACGGTCGCGTGGGCCGCACAGGCGAACAGGGAGCCATTGGCCCAGCCGGTCCTGCCGGCGCCGTGGGCCCTGCCGCTGCAGGCATCATCGAGATGATGGTGGAAGATGGATCGCTTGTCGTCATGATGAGCGATGGGGACGTGAAGACGATCCCCATTCCAGAGTTCACGCAAATGCGCAGTCGCCTCGACAGCATTGAGCGTTGGCTGGGTGATGCATATGCGCGACGCGAGAGGGGAACCGAGTGATGGCCAGCTTCCCTGAAGTCACGCTTCCTGATCCTCTCCCTCCGCTTCTCAGCGCGACTCAGCTGCGGAGCCTGCTGGGGCTTGGCGCCAGCGATCCGCCAACTGATGAGCAGCTGACATTCGTGTCGGAGGTCGCATCCGCATCCATCCGTGGAAACATCGGCAGGTCGCTCACGCTGGCAGACTACATTGACACGTTCTATGACATTGATCCTTCCGGCATGCTGTCGCTGTCGGAGTATCCTGTGAAGGATATCACAGAGGTCGATGTCAGCGGCGTCACCCATCCTGGCGATACCTTCCGTGTCCACGCGAAGACCGGCATTCTGTATGCGCCATCCTCCTTCACCGTTGGCGATCCGGTGGTTGTGAAGTATGAGGCAGGCTATGCGACGATCCCGCATGACATCCAGGCGGTGATGCTGGAACTATCTCGCCAGCAGCTTCACTCCATGGGCCTCCCGAATGGCGCTGTGGATATCAATACACCCATCCGCGCCGTCTCCATCGGTGCGCTGCGCGTGGAGTATGCGGTGTCCCTCACCGCATCCGCGACGAAGGGTGCGCAAGCATCGGTGCTGACCTCCATCCTGAAGGAATATGAGGCGACGCTCCAGCCATATCGCCACTCGCGCATCCTGGCGTCTGTGCCATGAGCATCGTCCTGCCTGCCGACCTCGCCCAGCGCCTGAAGGGCATACTGGCAGCCTTCGGGGAGCCGGTCACCTACACGTCTCCGGACGGCAGTGTGACGTGGACAGCAATGGCTTCCATCCAGTCGCCTGTCGCAGCTGGTCTGGTTGGCGACATTGATCAGGATGCGATGATCCTCTTCATCTCGGCTCTGGATGTCCCGGTCGCTCCCGTGAAGATGGGCACATTCCTCGTGCGCAGCATCCGACGCACCATTGAAGATGTGGTGCTGGAGACACCTGGCGGAAGCCCAACCAACTACATGGTGAGGGCACGCGGATGAGTTCCTTGACGGTTCGCTCTGCCTTCCGCACCGGATGGCCGCTGGTTATGCCGAGCATTCCATTCGTGGAGTCCATCAATGTCCCAATGTCAGATGCGGACATTGAGGCACTGCCAGACATCTGGGGATCGCTCGCCTTCACTGCGGACAGCAACGCTCCTGTCACCATGGGCACCAGGCCATGGTATGAAGAGACAGGCACAGCATCCATCTTCTTGATGGGGCGATCCGGTGACGGAGACAATCCGGTTTCGGCTGCCGCTGAAGAAGCGTATGCTTCGTGGCGCGCATGGATCAATCCGACAGGAAACGTCTGGGTGCGCAACGCATCTGGGCCGCGTCCTCTCTCTGATGCTATCGTGGGCAACTGGCTGGTGCTCACGGTGGACCTATCATACGCCTTCCAGCACCGGCCATAGGAGGTCACATCATGGCGCGCGAAAGCACCATTGGCTCGTTCTTCTTCCTGGAGAACCTCGACACCGTCGCAGTGTCGCAGGCCTTCAGTGCCGTCACGAAGGGACCCACCACGTCCCTCACCGTTGCTGCCGCACTCGCGGGCGCGGCGCCGGGGAAGTGGGTCCGGATCGCCGGCAGCGACATGCGCACGCTGGATCGCGCAGCGCCGCATCGCGTCATCAGCGCCTCCGCCTCCGCCATCGTGGTGGCGACGGACACCAGCGATGAGACGGTCACCGCGACTGCCGGCACGGTGGAACTGGTGGACTTCGTGGAGACGTGCTTCACCGAGTTTACGCCCAACTCCCCGGAGCCGGGCGAGGTCGATGTGACCACGATGTGCGACACGGAGCGCCGCACCGTCGCAGGGCTGAGCAGCCCTGGCAGCGTCTCGTTCGGTGGGCCGCTCGACATGACCGACACCGGCGTGCTCGCGCTGATCGCAGCGCGGAAGGATGGCCTGGTGCGCGCCATGTATTGGCAGACGCGCGGCGGGCAGGCCGCATCGATGGCCGGGCAGGTGTCCTCCTTCGTGGGTGCGCCGCAGGCGGTGGAAGCTGCGGTGACCTTCTCCGGCACCTTCCAAATCCAGGATGGTCCGTTCTATCACGCGCCGCTCGCCTGATGCTGCGCGAGGTCGAAGTGAGCGCGCCATCCTGGCAGGAAGGGATGACGCGCGTGCGCGAGCCGAGGGTGAAAGATTTCCTCGCGGCTCGCGCTGTGACCGATGAGCAGGAGCGCACCGTGCTCATGCTTGGCTCAATGGTCCTGGACAAGGACGGGAAGCCGGTCGGCAAGGATGCGATCCTGGAAGGGTCGGTGGCGGCGCTGGAAGAACTCAGCGCTGTCATCCCGCAGCTGCTGAGCCGGAAGAAGGAGGGGGATGCTGGTGCCCCTTTGACGCAACCGAGCGACTGAGTTTCAAGATTGCTCAGGCGCTCGGCATGACGGTGGAAGAGGTTCATGCGAAGATGGCGCTGGGGGAGTTCTACCGCTGGGCTGACTATATGGCGGAAGAGCCACTGCTGCCGGATCGCGTGGATATCATCGGAGGCGTGATTGCCTCCACCATCGCGAATGTGAACCGTGCGAAGGGAGCGACTGCCTTCACCCATCTGGACTTCATGCCGATTGCGAAGGCTATACAGCAGCGTCATCTTGATGCCCTGGATGAAGAGCAGTTCGCGCTGATGCAGATGGAACGGTTCCGTGTGATTGTCGGAGGGAAGGGAAGACTGCGGTGAAAGTCGAAGGCATGGATGAACTCCTTGCTGCGCTCCAGGCTCTGCCGGAAGGATTGCAGAAGAGGGTCATGCGTGCCTGGACCCTCCGGCAGGCACGAGCGGCGGCACGCGCTGCGCAGGCTGCGGCGCCGCGTGGACCGACTGGTAACTTGAAGAAGGGGATTGTGGCCCGGTCTTCCGGCTCTGCCAAGTTGCAGAAGACTGGCTCACTGGCTCGCGCAGTCGCCATCGGGAAGGCTCCTGCGTATCACTTCCACTGGGTCAACCGTGGCATCTCTTCCCCGCGCTTCACGAAGAAGGGAGCGAACCGAGGGACGATGCGCGGCAATCCATTCTTCCAGCAGGCCACGCAGCCGATCATCTCGGCAGCGCAGGCTGACGTCAGCAATGGCCTCGCTCGCGAGGTCCAGGCGCTCCTGGATAAGGCAGTGCGGCGCACAACGAAGAGGGGAGCCACCTGATGGCCAGCGCCGATCTTGTCATTGCCTTTGATGCCCGCATTGGGAACCTTGAGGCTGCGCTGAAGCGCACGCAGACTGCGCTCCGGAATACGGAGCAGGCAGCATCGAAGACAAGCACCACAATCTCAAACAACCTATCCACCGCTGCGCAGCGCGCGAGTTCTTCGCTGCTGGCAATGGGGCGGAACATCCTTGGTCTTGGTGCAGGCTTCCTGCTTGCACAGCGCGCAGTGGAAGCCATCACGACCGTCCTGCGCGACCTCGATGCCCTGAGCGATGTGGCCGCGCAGGTTGGCGTCGAAGCCAATGACCTCCGGAACCTACAGGTCATCCTGGAAGAAGCAGGTGGCGCATCTGATCAGGCTGCAGCTGCGCTTGGCCGCCTCAATGACATGGTCGGGGATGCAGCGCGCGGGAGCGAGGAAGCCAACAACAAGTTCGCTGCACTCGGCATTGCCTATCGGAATGTGGATGGCTCTGTCAGGAGCACCACACAGGTCTTCGATGATGTTATCAAGAAGATGCGCGAGGCATCCTCTGTCCAGGAACAGATGTCCATTGCGACAGAGTTCTTCGGGCGTGCTGCGGCGCGCACGATGGTTGCAGGCCTCAGCGAGATGGAGAATGGCCTCAGTGGTGCGACCTCGCGGCTGGAGAGGTTCGGCATCACACTCGGCGCCGACACCGTCAACAGGCTCGACAATTTGGGCACCGCGTTCGCAGACCTGGGGCGCGTCATCGGGACCAGCATTGCAAATGCCATCGCATACATCAGCCCTATCATCGTCACCTTCCTGGAGTGGCTGACGCGTCAGGTCGCAAATGCAATCCAGATCATTGCCAACATCGTCGGCGCAGTCACGTCTGTGGTGGGGAGGATTGGCGAAGCACTAGGCATCGTCGTTGTCACTCCGCTGGAGCAGGCGCGCAGGGAGGTTGTTACTGCAGAAACACAGCTGCAGGGAACACTGCGTTTGGTTACGCGTGCAGCGGAGGTTCTTCAGACTGCATCTGCAGACCCAGACAGCTATGCTGCTCGCCTCGCTCGGCAGACATTCGATCAGATCAGTGCTCGCGCAGACGCTGAGAACTCGCGTCTCATTGATGCGCGCCGCGCTCTTCGTGCACTCACTCCGCCTGAGCCTCCCACTGTCGATCCGGCTCCAGCAATCGCACAGATGCAGGGAGGCGGCTCAACCACTCGTGCAGTCGATGAGATGGCGCGCGCCGCACAGCGTCTTTATGACAGCACGCGCGATCCGCTGGAGCAGTTTCAGATCAATGCCAGGGAGGCGCTGTCAGTCTGGTCATCTGGTCGCGTGACAGAAGCATTGGGCGGCTTCGACACGATCAGCCGCGCTATCAGCGAGTATGCAGTGAACGCATACAACGGTCTGACGCAGGCAGGCGCGACCTCTGAGCAGGCGCAGGCGCAGGTGTCTGCAGCAATCACCGCAATGGGCGCAAGCCTCACAGTCGGGAGCACGGAGTGGACGCGCTGGCAGGAGGTTGTCGCAGCAGCCAATGCCGAGGTCGCGCGCAATGTCCGTCAGACCAACAGCGAGTTGGAAGGTGCGACGAAGCAGGCCAGCGGGAACATCGACCAGTCTCTGCTCGGACTGCTCGAAAGCGTTGGCACTGGCACGTCCACATTTGAGGATGCATGGAAGCGCATGCTGGAAAGCATCCTGCGTAGCGTCATCGAGTTTGTCTATAAGATGACCATCCAGGCTGCGATCCTCAACGCTCTGAAGGCAGCATTCAATGCCTTCGGCGGAGTGCTGCCTAGCGCGAGCGGAGGCGCCAGCACGGGAGGGAGCGGGCAGGGGCGATCCTTCGCAGGCTTCCCAGCGGATGGAGGCACAGGCGACGCTCCCGGCGCCGCGCTCTTCTCTGCGTCTTCGTTCAGCACTGGTGGCGGCGGAGGCAGCACAGTTGGCCGTGGCCTTGTGCCTGCAGTCGATGCGCGCGAAGAGCCACAGGTGAACGTCTCCATCTACAACAACGCAAACAACACGACCACGCGCCAGCGCGAGACAACTGACAGCCGTGGGAACAAGACGATTGAGGTTATGATCGAAGAGGTTGTGAAGGGAGCCTTCGCATCCGGCAAGATGGACCCGGTCATGCAGCAGGGATACGGGCTGAGCAGGCAGGGGAGGATTTGAGATGAGTCAGACATACGCCGCATGGCCGTTTGCGTGCCCGACCTTGTGGCAGGAGGTGCCGCATCCGGCACTGATCCGCAGCGAGGTTGATGATGGCTATCCGAAGGTGCGCCGCCGCTTCACGAAGACGTGGCGGGAGTATCAGGCGAAGTGGCGTTTGGGTTGGGAGCAGTTCGCAGCATTCAACTCCTTCGTGGAGACAGACTGCGGCGCAGGCGCGATCCCCTTCACCATGCCGCACCCGATGACCGGCGTGACGATCCTCGTGCGCTGGAAGGAGCCGCCCACGACGATGGCCGACACAGGCAGCAAGCCCGTGTTTGAAATCAGCGGCAATCTGGAAGAGATGTTCAGCTGATGCCGCGCGCTCTCACCCCACGCGCCGTCCTGGAGGCACAGCGAGAGAACAGTGGCGATGTATTCCTCGCGCTGGTGACGATCCACATGGGCGGAGTGACGGATGACATTCGTGTCGTCAACAACACCGAGAACATCATGTCGCGCGGCGTGGAGTTCATTGGCTGCCCATTCTCCATCTCACTCCCGGATGACCTGGAGCAGGCCACGACCTCAGCACGCCTATCCATCGACAATGTGGACACTCGCATCTGGCAGGGAGTTCGCATGCTGGGCTTCGCGCCGGATGTTGTCATTGAGGTTGTGATGGCCAGTCAGCCGGATGAGGTCGTGATGGCGACAATGGGCCTCAAGCTGCGCGATGCGACTGCGAACCTTCAGACGGTTTCCGGCACGCTCGTGCCCGACAGCATCTGGCAGTCAGGCTATCCTGAAGGCGACTTCGACCCGCCGCAGAATGCTGGTCTGTTTGCGCTATGAGGGAACTGATCGGCATCCCGTATCTGAACCGTGGGACCTCCCCCGCAGGGGTGGACTGCTGGGGCTTGGTTGTGCTGTTCCACCGCATGGTCATGCAGAGCGAGGTTCCGCGCTATGATGAAACCTACAGCGATGCCGACAATGTCGGAGATGCGATCACTGCAGGCTGGGTGGACTGGGAGCCTGTCGCGCTAGGCCAGGAGAGGAAGGGTGATGTGCTCGCCTTCCGCGATCCTCGCGGCGCCGAGGTCATTCACTGCGGTGTTGTCATTGCGCCTGGGAAATTCCTTCACTGCCTCTCCGGTCGGAACTCGTGCGTGGAGAGTTACGACAAGGGCATGTGGAAGCAGCTGCTGGTGAGGATCGGTCGATGGAACTCCTGACGCGCAGCCGCGCAATTGACTCCAGGACGGAGCGGCATGAGCTGCCTGAAGGCCTGGTAGTCAACGACATGATGCGCGCAGTCGGGTGGGACCTCGCCCTGCGCGACTACACTGTTGTGCTCATCGAAGGTCGCGAGGTTCCGAAGGAAGCGTGGGAGGTCTATGCGCCTCCTGTCGGCTCGCGCGTCATGATTGCTCTGCGGCCATCCGGAGGTCGCATGGGCGGTGGCGGCAGCGGCAAGTCGGTCATCATGGCAGTTGCTTCGATTGCCATCATGGTCGTGGCAGCTGTCGTCGCTCCCTACCTCGCGGTGGGCCTAGGCTTCGTCGCAGGAACCACAGGCTACACGGTTGCCGTGGGTGCTATCACTGCTGGTATCGCCCTGGGTGGTAGCCTCGCCCTATCCGCCTTCATCAAGCCTCCCGCGATGAGCAACCGCGCCCTGACCCAGAATGCGCCGGGCGGCTCTGGCCCATCGGAGGGGAGCCTGTATGGCGTCACAGGATCGCAGAACCGGGCGGCACCCTATGGTGTCGTGCCGCGCATCTTCGGTCGCGTGCGCGTCTCCCCCTACCTCGCTGCGGAGCCGTTCGTTGTGTCGTCTGGACCGACCCAGACACTGCGCCTCCTGCTGGACTTCGGCTATGGGCCGCTGCTCATCGAAGATGTTCGCATTGGCACCACGCCCATCTCGCAGTTCCCGACCGCACGCTACAATGTCCACACCTTCTACAAGAAGGGTGATCCCCTCACCATCTACACGAATGATCAGTCCAGCCTTTCAGTCGCAGCATCGCTGACGCAGGGTGTGGACAATATCCGTCGCGCACCGCAAGACTGCAATGCGGTCTATCTGGAGTTTGCTTTCCCTGGCGGCCTCGTGCAGTTCGATGCCCAGGGGAACTCCTATGACCGGAGGGAGCACATCACCGTCTTCGCACGCGACGTGGCGAACAATGGCGGATGGATCAGCATCGGAGACGCGCCGCATTGGGCATGGTTCGGAGCGAACGATGTGGCCGGTGTCGGTCAGTCAGGCGATGTTCAGATCACTGCTTTCTCTCCAACCTTCGCCTTCCGCAGCGACAACAAGCTGCTGGTCAATCGTGGCTATGGCATCTTCCAGGTTGGCCAGACGGTGCGCTGGGTCGGCAACCAGTATCAGATCACTGCTGTGGACACCACCACGCCTCCGCCTGAATGGGCGTCGCAGGATTACTGGGTGACACTCAGCGGCCTGCCAAACGGGATCGCATGGGGTCAGACTGGCGGCGCAAACACTGATCCAAATATGGCAGCGCGACCTCTGTGGGATCAGCCGCAGCCTTCGGTCTGGAACCTCTCATATTCATCGCAGGCAGGCCAGCTGTCTGTTCAGTTTGGTCCATCCATCTACGATGTGGAGTTCATCGGGCGCACGCGCATCCCTCGCACGGTGACTGTCGCAATGGTCCTCCCCTACTATGGCGAGTGGGAGGTGCTGGTGCGGAGGTCCACGCCCGTCTCGGCTGACCCACTCATCGCGAACGGCATCACATGGGCGACGCTCCGTGCGGAAGCCTGGCGCAGCCCCATCGCGCCGAATGTCCCGCGCACGATCATGGAAGTGGAGGTCACCGCCAGCGAAGAGATCAACGGCCAGGTCCAGAACGTCAGCGCGCTGGCAACCTCCTTCTACTGGGATGAGCGCATTCAGCAGATGGTCGTCAGCCGCTCGCCTGCGCTCGCGTATCAAGACCTTCTCACCGGCGCCGCGAACCGGAAGCGCATCGGCTGGGATCGCATCGACAGTGCGCGCATTCAGGCATGGCAGGACTGGTGCGCAGCCAAGTCGCCTCAGAACGATGTGAACGCGACGTGCGACATGATTGTGGACTATCGCACGACTGTGGCAGAGGTCGCGCAGACAATCTGCGCTGCAGGTCGCGCCACGCCAATCGTCGTGGAAGGCTTGTATTCGATCATCACTGAGGAAGAGGATCGTGTGCCAGTCCAGATGCTGACCAACCGCAATGCGCGGGAGTTCAGCACGACGCGAACCTGGATTGATGAACCGGAGGCAGTGAAGGTTCGCTACATTGATGAGACCACGTGGGAGCGCGCAGAGGTCATCGCCTTCATGGATGGCCAGGACGCGAACAACACGACCAAGTATGACACCCTGGACCTCGTGGGCACGACGCGACCTTGGCAGGCATGGCGCATGGGCCGCTACTATCTGGCCGCTGCTCGCCTGCGAAAGGAGAAGATGTCGCTGACGACTGACGTTGAGAACCTGGTCTGCCAGCGGGGCGACCTCGTGCTTGTTGCGCACGATCACCTGCTCAACTCGGCAGTCGCTCGTGTGCGTCAGGTGGACGGGAGCCTGTGGACGCTTGATGCTGACTTTGAGAGCAGCATCGTCAGCGAGCCGTTCCCTATCACAGAGGCGAATGCCGGCGCATCGAACCAGTGGCCATCCGGCTGGGGCAATTCCGGGCATGTCAATGCTGGCGTAACCGTCGCAATTATCGGGAAGGGAACTGACGCACAAGGGCGAGGCTTTGTTGATGCGGAGGTCGTGAAGGCAGTCGCAGCAGGGACCACCAACTTCTTTCAGTTGTTCCCTTCTTCGTTCCAGCGTTTTGTCAACTCGGATGACAACATCGTCTCGGAGTGGGAGATTGAAAATCTCCACATGGAGAATTTTGTTGGCAATACGATTGCGATGCAGACGCAGCCGACCACTACCACCGGAGGCACTGGCCTTGGCTCGCCAAGCATAACTGTTCCATTCCCGGCAGAAGGCGCGAGCGTCCTCATTCAGGACACGCGCCAGCCCGGCAACACGCTTGGGGTGGTGGGCGGCTGGCGCCCAAGCATCATCATCAGCTGGAACGCTACCACAGATTATCCAGCGGTGATGCGGCTCCGCTTCTTCACGCCGCGCTTCTTCCTCAACAACCGCAAGCCCGACCTCCTGCAGCGCGTCGTGGCAGTGCGCGATCAGCTTGTTGTCAACCCGGAAGGGACCGGCGCGAATGTCGGCGGTGCAACAGGCAACGGCACAAACATCTATCCAACCGGCTGGTATAATGCACAATACACCGGATGGACGCGCGAGGTTGTGCGCATTGACGATGCATGGTCATACAAGGACATTGATGTTCGCGTCGCGGCTCCTGCCGGCACCGCGTCAATGTCCATCGTCTTCGTCGGCAACGCCAAACTCCCGCCATCGAAGGTGGTGTGGGGATCGGTCGGTGTTCGCCGCATCTCCGCAGTCGGCACAGCGCCGACAGTGAACACGCGCTTCAGCGCGAAGACCGAAGCAGGCGGCTTCATCAGCAACAGCGTGTCAGCCGCACACACCATTAGCACAAATGCTGAGTTCCGTGTCGAGCACGGCCCAGTCAACTACTCCGCAACCGCCAATGCAGAGCGTTTCGATTTCGCCATCATCTTCACCCCGGCAGCAGGTGTCGCATGCGATGCTGTCTTCCGCATTCGCCTGCCAATGGTGTCGGAGACGGTGAGCCCAACTGCTTCGCTTCCGGCTCCCCCGGAGCCTGCGCCACTATATGCGCAGCTGCGTGGATCGGATGGGGTGATCCACGACCCGGCGCGCGTGCTCGCGCTCCCTTCCTCCGATCAGGCTCGCATCACCGCGCCTCCCCTCGCGGCGCCGGGGGATGTTGTGGCGTTCGGGCAGCTGGATCAGATCGTCACCGAGTGGCTGGTGGAAGGTATCTCTCCCGGCACGCAGCTGTCTGCGCAGCTGAACCTCATCGAGTATGCGCCACTGCTGCGCGATGTGGATGATGGCGTCATTCCTCCATACGTGCCGCCCAATTCTGAGAGTGGCTTCCTGACCGAGTTTGGGCCGGTCACAAACATCACCATCCTCGTGAGCGAGACGTTTGAAGACATCTTCTCCGTCAACGCAGTTCAGGTGACGTGGCTCGCTCCCGGATACGCAGTGGATCACTACATCATTGAGCGCGTCCTGGGAGATGGGAACCGCACGCTGGTGGCGAATGTCACAGATGCCCGCTACACAGAGACGATCCCGACAGACGGCATCCCGAAGACCGGCACGCCGGTGGAATACTTCATCACGCCTGTCACCCGTCGCGGCTTCCGTGGCGCGACCGCATCAGGGACTGCGACTGTTCTGCCGGACACCACCGCGCCGGATGCGCCTCGGCTGAACTCCAATGTGCTGGGGACAATCACGCGCCTCAGCTGGACGCTCCCGAAGGCGCCGGACATCCGAAACTTTGAAATCCGTTGGTCGCCAGATTACACCACGACGCAGTGGAGCCGGATGCAGCTGGTGAGCCGGACTATCTCCGGCACAACCAACACGATGAGCACCAACACGCGCTCTGGCCTCTATGCGATCCGCGCTGTGGACCGTTCTGGCAACTACTCGCCTGTTGCCTACACGCGCACCATCGTGGACGTTGCTCCAGAAGTGGATACGTCTTTCACCATCGCTGGTCCTCCGTGGACTGGCGTATTCGATCGGTGCGAGGTCGGTTCTGACGGCCACCTTCGTCTCTCCATCGACCCGGCCACTGGCCTATATCACCGCGAAGGCTTCTTCTATTTCGACAACAAGTTTGTCGAGACAAAGACGTGGGGCATGCGCGCTGAGTCGGCAGTCGTCATGCGCTCATTCCCTGATACCGCAGACGATGCGACAGGGCATGATGCGCAGGTCATCCTCTCAGTCACGAAGGTGCTGCCTGTCCTTAGCAGCCCATGGTTCACTCCGCTTGCTCACGCGATCCCTCTGGCAGGCGATCCAACCAACAAGTCTGAATGGTCGCCACTTATCGCAGAGTGGCTGGACGGGAGGATCGTGGAAGGCGGCATGTGGCTGCAGTCCTTCGATGGCGTCAACACCCCTGTCGTCCACTCTGCTACGCTTGATCTCTTCTTCGATCCGCGCACAGAGTTCGGCAACGATGTCGCGGCGCCGGGGGGAGTTCTGAGTGTGGCGTATCGCTATCCATTCTTCCAGCCACCAGGCCTCCAGCTGACTCTCAACGCAGGCGCACCGACCGACTACATGGTGCGGACTGCGAACACCGAGACAGGCTTCACTGTGGAGGTCCGTGCAGCTGGCGGTGCGCTCGTGACGGGACGGCGCATCGACTGGAAAGCAACCGGCATCGGCATCAGCCTGTAAGGATAAGATCATGACACAGTTTGCAAAGCCCACGCTGGTCGCTACCACGGACGATGGCACGACGCTCGCTGCCAAGTTCAATGGCGCAATCGGCGCACTCTATTCGATGCACTCGGGAGCGACTGCGCCTGCCTCTCCCACCGAAGGGCAGGGGTGGGTTGACACGTCGCAGATCAGCGGCACTCCGAAGCGCGTGACGTTCCGGACCTTCCAGGCGGGAGCGTGGTATGCCATCGGCACACTCGACATGGACGCCAACCTCTACACCGTCACTGGCGGCGTCCCTTCGTCAGGCGGCACGCTGACGGGACCGATGCTGTTCCCCTTCGGGACGGCAGCTGCACCATCCATCGCCTTCGCAGGCAACACCAACACCGGCATCTTCCGGATCGCTGCGAACTCTATCGGCTTCACCACGAATGGCGTTCAGCGTGTCGCGCTCACTGGCACATCATTCGACATTGCGACAGGGAACATGAGCCTGTCGGGCGCATCGTCCACATTCAACATCGACCGCGCAGGCTCTGCTGGCTGGTCGCAGATCAACTGGCGTGTCGGAACCTCCAACCGTTTCGTCGCTCGGGTTTCTGGAGCGGAGTCAACCGGCAATGCAGGCTCCAGCTTCAACCTCCTGATGTTCGATGATGCTGGCACCCAGATCGTCAACTTCATGAACATCCAGCGCAACACCCGCCAGATGGGCATCAATGGGACGTTCATCGGCTCTGCTACCGTAGGCATCCGGTCCAACGATGGCGCGAGTGCGGCGTATGATGCCATCGAGTGCATGAATACCAGCACTGCAGCAGATGCCTACGCAAGCATCAATCTGCGGACTGCTTCCGGCGCTCTTCGTGCGGCCATCCGTGGCGAGCGTCCTGGGTCCACAAACCATGGCGACCTCGGCATTTGGACAGGCGTGACTGGCGTCCTGACGAAGGCTGCGACCTTCCGCTCCAACAATGACCTGGACGTGGTTGGGCAGGTGAATGCTCCGTCCTTCAATGGCGTTCTTGTCTCGCCAACCGGAGGGAAGATCAGGTCATTCGCAGGTATCAATGACGTCACCTTTGGCTGGCAGGTCATTGGCACCGGCGCCCAACTTTTCTATCGCATTGACGGCGCCAATGACCGCACGCTTCCCACTGCGACGAATGCCACTGGCTTCACCTATGCGGCAGGCGGCGGTGGACCGACCGGCGTGGCCTTCAATGGCCTGTCCTTCGCTGGTGACTTCTTCGGCATCTTCGTGGACGCCATCTCCGATGAACGGGTGAAGGAGAACATTCGTCCAACTGAGGTCGATGCTCTCGGCATCGTCGCCTCGGTTCCTGTCCGCGCCTTCGATGTGAAGGCGGAGGTCGCAGCGTGGCAGAGCACCATCGGCCTCGCGCATGAGCAGCGTGTTGAGCGGATGGCCAATGCGAAGGCAGCGCCGATCCCCATTGGCTTCGTCACACAGGAACTCGGCGCACGCGTGCCGGAAGCAATCAACACTCCGCCCGCAAGCCACAAGCAGCCGGAAGGTTCCCCGCTGCCGGACGATTGCCAGACATACTCGCCAGAGGCGCTGGTGCCTTACCTGTGGCGCGCCATCCAGCAGCAGCAGGAGATGATCAGCGCACTCACCAGCCGGATCGCTTCCCTGGAGGCGACGAAATAGCCTAGGCTCCCGACCTGCTACCGCGACCCGGCGGAACCGGGCAAAACACGAAGGAGACACCGTCATGCGTCCCATCATCCTCGCCTCCGCCGTCGCGCTGGCCGTCCTGTTCGGTGACCCCACCGCGTCGCGCTCCCAGGAACTCGGCATCGGCCTCGGCTCCATCACCACCGGCGCGCTGTCCGGCACCGTCCAGGGTGTCCAGTCGCAGGTGGGCGCCGGTTCGCTGACCGCACTCGCGGGCATCGGCGTGGCGGGTGCCACCGCTGGCCAGACCGCCACCGGAGCCGGTGCGGCCACCGGCCTCGCGGCCTGCAACGGGAACAACTGCGCCTCCGCTGCCGGCAACATCCAGCAGAACACCACGCAGGGTGCCGCCGCTGGCGGCTCCTTCGCGCTGGGTGGCGCGCTGTCGGGTGCGACCGGCATCGGCGCCGGCCAGTCGCTGGGCGAGAGCATCGGCCAGGGCGGCACCACCTACAACTATGGCAGCATCTTCGCGCAGCCCTGATCGGCGCGCGGCTGAACGAGACGGCGCGGGCCACCTGCGCCGTCTCAACGTATCAACAACGAATGCCAGGAGGTTTCGCCATGCTTGATCCCGACTATTCCCCGGAGGAAGAGCGCGCATTTGCACGTGGCCTCCGCAATTGCCTTCCCATCTCGCTCGGAATGTGGGCAGCCATCATCGCTGTGATCCTGGTGATGTGTGGCGCAGCATCTGCGCAGAATGCGACTGCCGGCGCCGCGTCGCAGTCGGGTGCCCAGGCAGCTGCCGGGTCCAATGCTGGCTCCGCTTCGATCATCCAGCAGACCTTCCAGGGCGCACCCGCCGCCACCCGCAATGTCGTGGGCTATGAGGGATCGTATCGCCAGGACTATCGCGCGACGATCCGCAACACGCCTGATGCCTATGCGCCGCCTGTCACAGGCGGAACCAACCCATGCTCGCGTGGCCTGTCGGCTGGCGGCTCCGTCGCAGGCTTTGGCCTGGGGCTGGGCGGCTCGTGGAGCGATCCGGATTGCGAGCGTCGCAACCTCAGCGCGCTGCTCCACAACCAGGGCCAGCAGGCACTCGCGCAGGAAGTGCTGTGCGAGACGGATGCTGTGCGCAATGCGCGCCGTCGCCTCGGTCAGCCCTGCGCTGCCGACATTCCGCCCGGCACGCCTGTCGTCTCCCCGGCTCCCGTCGCTGCGGCGCCGCGCGAGGTCATCGGCGGTGGCGCGGCTCCCGTCGCCTTCACGCGGCCTGCGTGGTGCGAGACGGCATCGCCTGCGGAGCGCCGCCAGTATCGCTCCACGTGCGGGTGACGCCATGAACCGGATTGTCGCCGCTGCCGCCCTTCTGCTCACCCTGTCCCTCGCGGCGCCGGGTGCGCTGAAGGCGGAGGTCTATGCTGGGCCATTCGCCATGGCCATCGTCCTGGACCAGACGCGCACCGTCAACAACACCAAGCTGGTGGACCTCGGTGGTGATGCGTTTGGCGGCGGCATCCGTGCTGGATGGGGAACTGCTCTGTCCAGCGGCATCTACCTCGGCGTGGAGGGGGAAGCCTTCGCCCTGACGGGACGATCCCGTGCTGTGGTGAATGGCGTCGCCTATTCCTACTCGCTGCGTGGTGGCGCGGCTGCGTATGCGCGCGCCGGGTGGAGGTCGCCTGGAGGCGCGCTGCTCTTCGTGCGCGGTGGCGCTGTCTCCTTCGACACGAATGATGGATGGCAGACAATGCCAGCTGTCGGTGTCGGCATGGAGGTTCCGCTCACCAGCCGCTGGTCAGCGCGGCTGGACGGAACCTATGCGTGGAACGACATCGAACACTATGGCATTGCGCTTGGCGCGGTGTATCGCTGGTAGGGGGGGAGACGTATCATGGCGTCAATCATTGACAACCTGATCGCATGGGCGATCACGCAGGGATACGATCCTGCGGTGGACTACACGGCGCCGGTCCTGCCGGAGACACCGGAGCCGAATGAGCCGGAAGGCGCACCGGAGTTGGTGCTGCCTCCAGGCCAGCTGTCGCGGAACTTCCATGAGGATGAGTTCCGCTGCCGTGGGACAGGCACGCTCCCGCCTGCTGGCATGGACCCGGAATTGATCCGCATCCTCCAGGCGATCCGCGACCACTATGGCGCGCCAGTGACGATCAACAGCGGCTATCGCTCGCCATCGCACAATGCGTCAGTCGGTGGCGCGCCGAACTCGCAGCACCTGCTCGGCACTGCTGCTGACTTCGTCGTGCGCGGCGTCTCGCCACAGGCAGTCTTCGATCTGCTCAATCCACTCCATGCGGGTGGGCTGGGGCGATACAATTCCTTCACCCACATCGACACGCGGTCCAGCCGCGCGCGCTGGTAGGATGCCAACTGTGAATGACACCATCGTGAAGGGCATCGGGATCGGCGCGCTGATCGTGCTCGCGCTCGCACTCGCGTCGTGCTCGCCTTCGTCGCTGCGCGCTGTCGGCCTGCTCGCGAGCGGAGGGATGGGTGGCGGAGGTCCACCCGACCTGAATGTGCCGCTGGTGCGGTCGGATGATGGGTCCAATGCGTCTCTGTCGCTGACCACCTGCATCATCACCATCGGCCCAAACAGCGCCGCACTCGTGGAAATCCTCCAGTCACTCACTCGCCATGGCGTGCTCGTTCAGGCGGCTGGCGGCGGATCGTCTCGCCTGTCAATCAACAACTGCCCGCACCCCATCGATGCGGCCATGATCCGGGAAGCCGGGCAGGCAGTGCGGACGGTTCGCCAGCCGGTGGGGCGATAGCGCGCCAGGGATGGGCGCCTAGGCCTGCCGGCTCCCGCGCCTGGGCAACCCTCCCTCCCGGCGCCGCGTCGCCTTCTCCGCCCATCCCTGCCCCAGGAAGGCGATCCCCTCGGCCAGTCTGGGGAGGTTCCCCGGCCAGGATGCGGCTCCCTGGCCGGGGGAGGGGAGACGATCCCCACGCGGCTGGGCAGGGATGGTCGCCTAGGCCTGTCCGGCTTCCGCCCGGTCCACCCCTACAGCCCACCCATCCGGAGGCGCCTAGGCGCCCACCCTAGGCCGGTCCCGGTCCAGCCTCAGAAGAGCCTCCGCCCGGCGCCCATCCCCGGCTGCGATCCGGAGCGCGACCTCAGCGAGGTCGCCCAGCCGCACCGCGTGCCGGTTGTCTTCCGGCTTCCGCCCGGCAGCACGGATGGCGTCATTCATCTCGATGCTGGCCGACACGAGCGCATCGGCCAGAGCGTCGATGTTTGTCGTCATGACTCCCAGTCTTCATCTTCCAGGATGCGGAGGATGTCCGGCATCGCCATCGCAGCGATGGTCGCTCCATCGACATAGGACTGGAGGGTGCGCGCATCGAAGGATCGTGCGGCCACGAGGTCCGTGTAATTGACGACACCAACAGTGCCGAGACGGTGGATGCGATCCTCGCTCTGCCAGCGCGCGATGGCGCCAGGCACGTGCGAATAGTAGATGGCGTCATTGCAGCCACCCTGCAGGTTCAGCCCGGCTCCACCCGCCTTCGGGTTGGAGACGAAGAACCTGATGCTTGGGTCGGTGAGGAAGCGAGCCTTCGCCACCTCACGGTTCTTGTCATTCGTCTCGCCATCATAGCGCACAGCCTGCTCGCCAAGCACGTCCATCAGCAGGGAGATGTCGTCACGGAAGCGTGCCCATATGGCGATCTTCCCCTCTGTGGCTTCGATCTTCTCCATCAGCGCCGCCATCCGTGGGTTGCGCAGCGGATCATCGAACAAGCGGTGTATCTTCCCCGCCTCATCCTTCACGAAGCCGCTGGCAACTTGCGAGATGCGGGTGAAGGCGACAGCAGCATTGGCAGCACTCACGACCTCGCCACTGCGGATGGCCGATGCCATCCCCTTCTTCAGCGTCTTGATCATTGCCAGCTGCTCGGCTGTTAGGTCGAAGTGCCACTTGCCTCGCATCTTCGCTTCGATGCCGGCCTGGTCCTTCGTGAAGTGCGCGATGTATGGCGCCGTCTTCTCCTTCCACCGCGCGACATTCCGATGGCCGATGATTTCCCGGTTCTCAAATCCGCCCATGATGCAATACTCGCGGCGGAAGTGCGTGACGTATTGGATGCCGATGATGGTGGGGTCCAGGAATAGGAACTGCGCCCACTCTTCCTCCAGGCTCTTCGCGAGCGGAGTGCCAGTCATGATCACGCGATGGCTGACCATCGCTCCCAGCCGCCTCGCCTCCTTCGCGCGGCGGCTGCGTGGGTTCTTGATCGTCTGGCTCTCATCGATGATGATGAGCACGCGACCTTTGTGGAGGTCGATGAACTGCTTGGCGATGTTGAAGCCATTCGCGCTGGCGCTGATCGCGTCGATGTTCATGGAGAGAAACCGGAGCGAGTTCCCCGGCGCCGCGCTCTCAGGGAGTTTCTTCACAGGCCATTCGATCCCCACGAAGGGGAGAGGCGCGTGGACGGGCAGCTGCTCGCGTATCCACTGGCGATGGACTCCCTTCAGCGAGAGGATGAGCACGCCAGTGATGACTCCCTCTGCCCAGCGGATGAAGGAGAGGTCAATGCCCACCTTCGTCTTCCCCAGGCCTTGTTCAAAGAAGACTGCGAAGTGCCGTTGCTTCCGCGCCTTCTCAAGCGCGTCCACCTGCCAGAATTTTCCCGGCACCTTCTCCACGAATGGGATCGCATCTTCAATCATCATCACTCTCGCTTGGCAGGTGGGGAGAGGATCGCCGCAACGGTCCTCACCTCACCTGCCTGGATCGCTCCAGGCAGGCTGGCCGTGAAGGCGAAGGTCACTTCACCTTCACGAACTCGTGGGCGACATCCCAGTTCAAATCCTGGGACCGGCCACCCTTCTTGATGTAGTCCTCATACACGATCCCCGGATTGCGCATGATGATCGCGTGCGACTTGAAGCCGGTGGAGTTGGGACGGCGCGGGTTGGCCTCGCACGTGCTGGTCAGCGTCTTCCCCGCATGGGCGGAGGGACGCCCGGTGCCGGTGGCCTTCGCCTTCGGTGCCGCCTTCGGTGCCGCCTTCGGTGCCGCCTTCGCCTTCGGCGCCGTCTTCTTTGTCGTGGTGACTTTCGCCATTGTAGTCTCTCCTGCTGTCTGGTCCCTGGCGGGATGCCAGGGACCGGGTGGTGGCCTGCGTCAGGCCTTCTTCGGCTCGCTCACCAGAACGTGCCCGAACTTGATGTCCCAGCGGAGGTCCACATTGCGACCTCCCGCCGCGATGAAGTCTTCATACTTGATGCCCGGCTTCTGGAGGATGATCTCCATGCTGTTGAATCCGTGCGACGGATTGCGCCGGTGGTTCTTGTCCTTCACCGCCTTCAGCGTCATGCCGGTGAACTCCGCGACCTTCCCCCGCTTCGCCCCGCCAGCCGCCTTCAGTGCTGCCTTCTCCGCAGCCTTCTCCGCCTTCACCCGCGCGCGCTCCGCCTTCGCAGTGGTGGCCGCCACCGTCGCCTCCGCGACCTTCGCTGCGATGGAGCCGGTGACCTTCGTGGTCTTCTCCTTCGGCTGCGTGTTGGCCTCCAGATCGGCCGCAGCCTTCTCCACCGCCTTCGCCGGCACCGCCGCCTTCAGCGTCTCGGTGATCTTCGCGATCCGCTTCATGGCGGTGGCACGGTCGGTGAACTTGTTCACTTCCGGCTCACCCAGCATCTTCGCCATCGCGTTGTAGAGGTTCACGATGCCCTTCATGTTCGCGGTGGCGGTCAAGCCTTCCGCTTCCACGATGCAGTCACCCGCTTCCTGCGCATCAATCTTCGCCATGTCACTCGCTCCATGATGGCGCCGTCCCTCGGCGCCGTGGTGATGATAACTGAGCAGCACATGCTGCCCAGGCAGTTGACTACTCGGCCAGCTTCAGCAGAAGCGTCTGGGCCATCGCCTTCTTCGTGCGCAGATCACCGACCCACGACCGTGCCAGCCGCGACTCAGCGGAGGTCGATGCGATGTGATCGCTCCAGAACGTGATACCGTTCATCACGCCCCACGCATCCCCCGGAGTTGCGCCCGGTCCATTCACGATGGCGCCGATCAGCTGCTGAAGAACCTTCGGCTGATTCTCCGGCTGCATGATCACTGCCGCCAGCTCATTGTCCTCGATGATGTCCGGGAAGAAGGTCGGCAGCAGCACCTTGTTGACCGCATCCTCCAGCCCCAGCTTCGTCTTCGCCAGCAGCCGCGCATTCGCCTCATGCTGGCCGAAGGCTTCGTTGGCCAGCGCCAGCTGGAGCCGCGCCGCATTGAAGTCGAAAGCCTTCATGTGGTTCTGGCGATACTCCACCGAGCCTTCGTTCATCGCGGCCATCATGGTGTTCATGCACACCACACGCACGCTCGTGGTGGAGAGCAGCGAAGCCTTCCCCACGATGTGGGGCGAAGTGAACAGGACGTATCCCTTCACCCTGTCGCCCTTCCGCACTTCAAACTCCCGGTTGAGGCGCATCAGCCCCCAGATGATCTCACCACCACGCAGTGAGCCGGCAGTCTCCAGCGCCGCGCCTCCCGCCTTCGCATACTCCCCCATGAACTCCAGCACGTCAGTGTTCTGGATCGGCGCCCACGCTTCGCCAGTGATGGTCATCATCTTCTGGTCGCTGTCGCGCACGAGCGCATACTTGTTGTTGGCACGATAGACCTCGCCATCCGTGCCCTGGAAAAACATCGGCTGCTTCGTCACCATCCAGTCGATGCCAGCCGCCTTCGCCATCTCGGCAGGCGTGACCAGACCTTCGACCTTCGTGCCCTGGCCATGCCACGGCGTCTCACCGGCATATGCCATCGTCTCAACTTCAGAACTCATCACCGTCATTCCTTCTTCATCGACCGTGCCTGTTCCTCCGGAAAAAGGGAAGCCCCAAAATCCAGTCGGCACAAGTGCTGCATTTGAGCTGGCTCATCAGCGGAGGATGCTCATGTCTCCGGACCTCCCCCGGCGCCGCGATGCCAGGGAGGGTTTCGCCTTATGTGACGTATTGATATGACCTGCTCTTCTCCGTGGGCACCCACAGGTATCCGCGACCGCCAACCCCTTGTGGCTTGTTGTTCCCTTCAACAAGCCCCATCAGCTTAAGATCATTGAGCGTCCCAGACACATTCCCCTCAAAGCCAGGCAAAGACCTTGACAGCTGCTGCTTGATCTCCCTGCTTCCAATCCCGTTTGGGTTCGCAGCGACAACGCGCAGGACAGCCTCACGCTGACGGTTTGTGACGCGGGGATCAGGGCTGCGGCGCTTCTCCCTTTGTGCTGCCGCCACCGGAGCCGCCACCGGAGCCGCCACCGGAGCCGCCACTGGCATTGCTGTCCCGTCAGCGAAGATCATCACTGACGTGTTGTCAGGGAAAATCCAGTCACCTTTCGTGACAAGGTGGATGACCTCATGCTTCTTAAAAGTTTCGCTCATCACTTCGTTCCTTCGTTCATGTTGCGTTCGCTCGCGAGCCGCAGCGCGGCTTTCGCTTTGGATGGCAGCTTCCGCACTGCGCGGAAATCGCCTGGGGTGGATAAGAAGAAGATCGTCACACCGCTGCTGTGGACGATACGCAAGTGGTTGGTCGATGTCCGTCCATCGACCTTCCATCCTTCGCCCAAGGTCTTCTCAACCTCAGTGAAGAATTTACGGACGCCCATCAGCGCCTCCTGCTGTAGTGGGTCCTGTGGCGAGGATAGGCGCGGCAGTGGTAGCAGAACACCGGCTCCACCGGAGCCTCCAGCCATGCGCGGTATCGGTCTGCGGAGCCGCGTGCCACGCAGGCCTCCATCGTCTCTCCGTCGCGGATGCCTCCGGCACCGCGTGGCGTGGCAGTGTAGCAGTCCAGGGATCGCGCCTCCGCCGCGAAGCGCCGTCCCAGCGGCGTGTCCGGTCCTGGCGTCCCGCAATGTGCGAGTGCCAGGAGAGTAAGGAGCATGAGCGCGCGCTTCACAGCGTGTTGCTCATACAGAAGGTGAAGGCGCGCTGCTCGGCTCCTGCTGAGGTGCGCGTCTCATATCCGATGGCGCTGGCAGCGCGGATGCGGAGGCGCACTGCCTCGCTGCTTCCGTTCCGCCGCGCCTGTGCGTCATTGATCGCCTGGAGCGATGCCAGGGGAACTCCCCGCAGCTTCGCATCGAAGGCGGAAGCCGCGATGGCTCCCAAGGCGCGGCAGATACGCTCCCGCTGGCTTGCGGTGGGCGCTGAGGCTGCGCTAGAGGGAGGGACAGGCGAGGGTGCGGGAGCAGGGAACACCCCGCTCGCGCCCCACGCTACGGCCAGCAAGGTCGCACTGGCCAGCAGCATCGTCTTCATGGCTCAGCCTCCCGCGCTGTAGGGCGAGACGCTGACCAGCACCGTCTTACCGCCAGTGGCGCTGTTCATGCACCGCACGTAGTCTTCGGCCTGCTTCTGCGCATCGGCAGGCGAGGCTGCAGTGATGATCTTCCCCGGCATGTTCTTCGGCGCGCCACCGAGCAGCTGGTTGGTCGTGTGGATGATGTAATAGTTCATGACTCGTTCCTTCGTGGTTGGCTCATCAGGTGGGGTCATCCCCACGACCTTCGCGGCGCCGGGGGAGCGCCGCTAGGTTTCGCCATCAGTGTGTCTTCCCTGTCACCATCTGCCCGATGATGAAGCGCGTCATGTCGTTTATGAACATGATGTGGTCTGCGCTCTTCGGCTCTTCGCTGAGGATCGCTCGCATGTGGGCACGATATGCGCGCGCCTCCTTCGCGGCTGCGTCGCGCGCAGTCTTGTCCTCCAGCATCACGCAGCCTCCTTCGCCAGCGCGATCTTCTCTGCGAAGGGAAGCGCGCTCCACTCCTTCTTCTCTTCGGTGCTCAGGCCGCAGTAGCTGTCGAAGCATCCGAGGTTCACCACGCAGTCTGCGATGTCGTCTGCGCCCATCTCATCCGCGCCATCGATGTCGAATGCGATTGCGTTCCAGACGCGCGAGCATGCCTGGATGAAAGTCTTTCGGTCAGTAAGCCTTCTGGCCCACTCGCAGACGATCTTGAACTCATCGCCAAGATCGTTGGCGGCCCATCCGCCATTGTTGTCCCATGGGTCAAGCCGTGTGACCGTCGCCCACTCTCGCGGCCCATCTCCTGACAGGCTCAACGGATAGGAAATGCGATCCCCAACCGCAAGACCGTAGTGCCGCCCGTTTCTGCACATCACGCAGCCTCCATCATCTCGGCGCGGAACTCCCAGAGGTCTTGCGCCTCATTGAAGGAGAAGTGCCGCACGATCCAGTCTGCGCACTCGGTGCTGGTGGCCGTCATCGCCCACCGTCCCTTCGTGCCGTAGAAATCCTTGTGGGACTCATACACCCACTCGCGCAGGCTGTCGTGAAGGTCGCGCTCTTCGCCCTGCGCAGCCTCCAACAAGCGCACGCGATCCTTCGCCTGCTTCTCATCCAACACCATCGTCTCGCTCCTTCGGCTCATCAGGTGGGGTCCATCCCCACGACGCTCCCCGGAACCTCGCGGCGCCAGGGAGCGTTTCGCCATCAGTCGTCGCCTGCTTCCTTCGGCACGATCTTTGCGCCAGCACCGAAGCCTTCGGTGATCACCTTCCCATCCGGCTCGCAGGCGATCTTCACGCCATGGATGCTGACCACGAGAGGTCGCGACTGGAACACGATGCCGACCTGCCGCAGCGTCTCCTTTCCGCGCTTCCACACGAGCGTGACACTCATGCCGTATTTGAATTTGAGGTCGCTGCCGATTGCCATCACGCGACCTCCTGCGTGGAGAGAGGGATCACCGACTGATAGAGGCTCCACGCGAGCCACCGACCGCCAGTGCGCTTCCGGACCTCCGCCAGCAGAGCGTCCCAGGTCATGCCCGTCTCCCCCTCCACTTCTGCGATGGCGTCCAGCACCACGCGATCCACGCCGCCATATGCGAGCGTAGCGCACTCACTCGGCGCGTGGAAAGCAGCCATGTCTTCGCTGATGTCTGCCATCAGCTGGATCGCCTGCTCATTCGCGCGCCACACGCGACCGAAAGCCGCGCCAAGGTTCATCATCACTCTCACTCCGTTCAGGTCTTGATGCGGTTCAGGATGCGGGTGAACTCGCGAAGGAGTTCCCCGCGCGCTTCTGTCTTCGCAGCCTCCAGCGCGTTGGAGAAGATGTCAGTGCTGCCAGAGGTCGCATTGCAGGCGGAGGTCAGCAGGCGATCCGACAAGTGGGCCACCGTCTCGCGCGCCGTCGCGATCATCGCATCATCATCCTCCATGCAGTGAGGGTCGAAGCGATAGAGTTCATCAGCAGTGAACTGCGCGACGGCCAGACGGCGCGTGTCGCTCCAGTCAAGCCTTCCACCATCTGCCAGCGCCTCGCTCATCGCCTTCGCGCGGCTCAAGGCTTCGTCTCGCGCACCCTCGACATTGGCGAGGATCATCTGCGCAGCGCGGCTCTTCGTCTTCATCGTCTCGTTCCTTCGGCTCATCAGGTGGGGTCCATCCCCACGACGCTCCCCGGAACCTCGCGGCGCCGGGGAGCGTTTCGCCATTCACTTGAGCAGGCCTGCGGTCTTCGTCGCAGCAGGCTTCTTGTCGGCGCCAACCGACATCGTCAGCTGCGCCTTCGCGCCGTGCTCCCGCCCGGCTTCGCTCGCTGCCGAGTAGCGGTTCACCGTCACAGCCTTGCGCGGCTTCGCCAGCTTCACGTTGTTGTCCACCCAGGCCTGCGCAGCCGACATCTTCGCCTCATAGAGGTTGACGACCACGAGCGCACGCCCATCGCTCTCAGCGGTGCCGCCTTCCTTCGCCTGCTTGATGAGTTCCTTGCAGCGCCAGTAGATCGTCTTGGCTGCCGCATTCGTGAAGTCGGTGCGCGCGCGAGCCGCAGTCAGCTGCATGTTCGCCTTCGCAGCGATCAGCGCGCCAGCCCACACGCCGCTCAAGATCATCTTCGCGACCGAGTGTGCGACCTCCACATCTGCGCGCGTCCCCACGAAGGTCACGATCAGCGTCTGCGACGGGGAGCGGGTCCAGTAGAATTTGCAGAAGTAAAGTTCAGCGATGGCGGAGCAAATCCAGCGCGACCACGGGCTGGTGTTGAACTTGTAGCCAAAGGTCGCAGCGTCCACCGTCTCTTCCACCGCATCGTCGCCTGCGATGTCAGCCTGGCTGAGGTTGTGCTCCAAGAGCATCGCGTGCGCCTTCGCCAGCGCGCTCTGGCGCTCCGCTTCGCTGCTGTTGTTGTTGGCGAGCGCCAGCAGCTTGCGAATGCGGTCAATCGTCTTTTCCATCTCAGTCTCCTTCGTGTGGGCTCATCAGGTGGGGTCCATCCCCACGACACATCCCTGCTCCTGGGAGCAGGGAGTGTTTCGCCATTCACTTCCGCGCGCGGCGCGGCTTCGTCGTGGTCACGTTCCCGTGGGCGATGTCCCAGCGGACATCGACCGGGCGGCCACCCTTCGCCACAAAGTCTTCGTAGGTGATGCCAGGGTTGCGGAGGATGATCTTCATGGAGTGGAAGCCGCAGCTGTCCTTCCGGCGCGGGTTGGTCGCGACGGTCGGAAAGAGCGGCTTGGAAGCAATGGAAGAGATGCGGGCCATTGTCGTGTTCCTTCGTGTGGGCTCATCAGGTGGGGTCCATCCCCACGACGCTCCAATGCGGAGCGTTTCGCCATTCACTTCGCAGCGCGCCTCTCAGCAGCGCGCGCTTCCTTCAGCTGCTCACGCAGCTTCGCGACCCGGCGCAGCAGCGCCTCTGTCGGATAGGAAGCGGCGTGGATGCGTGCGGTTAAGAGGCGCGCTGCAATCGTCTTCGCGTTCATCGTCGTGTTCCTTTGGACTCATCAGGCGAGGTCTATCCCCGCGACCTTCGCGGCGCCGAGGCGCCGCTAGGTTTCGTCGTTGTTTTTGTTTGGTTGAGAAGACCTGGGGTTAACCTTCCGAGCGTCGCTGCTGTCTCCGTCTCCTTCCCCTGTGGGTGCGCCTCCCGGCGCTCCTTTCTGGTAGGAAGATCGGCGCATGCTTCGCCTTCTTCTCTGGGTTCGCTCCGGTGGGTCGCTTCCTCTCCCAGGCTCTTCCGCCGCAGGGGTTAGAGGGTCGCTCTCCGAAACTACTAGCCGGTCAACTACCGGCCGGTTTTTTCGTCGCTCTTCGGTCCCTTCCGGGAGCCTGCGACGGGGAACCGTATCCCCGCTTCGCTACTCAGCGCCTCCTGGGGATCAGCCCCACCGCGTTTCGCCAGACCTTTATCGTCCAGCGCCTGGAGGAAGGGAAGCAGGAAAAGTGATGGAACCCAAAAAATTTTTGCATAGAGAGGAACGCGCGCGCGGCTTCTGCAGAAGGCTCCCTGCCCGGCCACCGGGAGAGGTCGCACCCGGCTCCCCTCCGATGGGCGCCGGGGAGGCGCACCCGGCTCCCCTCCCTCCGGTGGGGTCCGGACCTCGCACCCCACCCCTCGCCCATCCCTGCCCAGCCGCGCCCCATTCCAGGGGAGGGAGGGGAGGCGACGAAAGCGGACACCCACAGGAATGGGCTAGGATGGGCGCCTAGGCCTGTCTCCCGGTTCCGCACAAGATCGTATGTCCCACGCTCCGAAAACCAGCCTAGCACCCCTCCCTGAAGATGTGAAATCTATTCTTGCAATTACTGCATTGTTACGATCCGTTTTCAGTATTGGCTGCAAGAACTCGTGCAGTATTGGAAGAACTCATCAAGTGAAAGAAGGCTGGTGAAAGGTCTAAATAATTAGTTCATCCAGTTTGACTTTCCTTATCTTCCCCAGATCATTCCGGCTCCCAAAGGCATGTCGGGCTGGAGCCGGATCATTCTTGCAGCGGGCTGACCGACCTTCCGCCAGAGGATCATTCCTCCAGCGTCCCAGGTTCCCTTCTGGCAGAGGATCATTCTTGCAGCGGGCTGACCGACCTTCCGCCAAAGGATCATTCCTCCAGCGGCTGGACCTTCGACCTTTTGCCAGAGGATCATTCTGCTGGTAGTGTGAACTGGCTCCCCACCGCGACGATCCCCCGGCGCCGCGATGGCGATGCTGGCAGTCACCGGCTCTTCGATGATGGGCGGAGACTTTACTGAACATGTCATGAATAGTTGAAGAACTGTTTCACCAGCACCAGGAAAACCAGCTTTCCTTCCACGAAGAGTTCCCCGATTATTCCGCCTGCCGCAAAAGTGGTGTGGATAACCCGCACACAAGTCGGCAGGAGACTTATGCTGTGAAGAATAAAGACGCCAAGACGAAGGAAGCGGAAGTGCCGACTGCTTCCGATGTGGTCACCGAGACCACGATGGACAAGCTGCCGGTCCCGCTGGACCCGCCCGATACATCGGATGACTTCTCCGAACATGCCGGCGCAGGCATGGAGAATGTCGGCGCTGCCGACCTCCTGGTGCCGCGCCTCACGATCCTCCAGCAGCTGTCGCCCCAGCTGAATGACCGCAAGGCGGAGTTCATCGAAGGCGCGAAGCAGGGGATGCTCTGCGACGTGGGCGTGGGCGAGGTCTGGACGGCCATCCACTTCGTGCCCTGCCACTATGAGAAGGTCTGGCTGGAGTGGGCGCCGCGCGCTTCCGGGAAGGGACTGGTGGCCGTCCACAACTCCCCGGCCATCCTCGACAAGTGCCGGCTGAATGAGAAGAACCAGCCGATGAATGGGCCGAACCTCGTGAGCGAGACGGCGCAGGTGTATGGCATCAACCTCTCGGCTGGTGGCCGTCGCTCCTTCATCTCCTTCGCGAGCACCCAGCTGAAGAGCGCGCGCAAGTGGATGATGCTCGCCACCGGGGAGAAGCTGATGAGCGCGAAGACCGGGAAGGAGTTCACGCCTCCCCTGTTCTATCGCAGCTACATCATCGACAGCACGATGACCAGCAATGCGGAGGGTGACTGGTTCCTCTATCGCGTGGCGCGGGCGGAGGCTCTGCCTGCTCTCGCGGCGCCGGGTGGACCGTTCCCCACGCTGAACTGGAAGTCGCTCCGCGATGAGTGCGTGGCCTTCGCTGACTCGCTGCGTCGTGGCGAGATGAAGGCGGATGCCTCCACGCTCGCTGACGATCCCTCGGCTGGCTCCAG